TACCCCTTAGGAAGGGAATACATTTTCGAAGATTCCATTAGTGCTCTCCAGGGATATAAGGAACTACTCCACCAGCGCCGGCAAGCCGCCTATGCCGATTCCCTTAATAAGGATCAGCGAAGAAAGGAAGACTCGGTGTACAAATGTCTTCATACTTACCAGTAGACCCGGAAGGGATCGAACCTTCACTACGAGCTCCAAAGGCTCGTGTGCTACCATTATACCACAGGTCTATGAGCCCTCGTCCGGCATCGAACCGGCTTCCTCTGAGTACAAAACAGAACTTCATCCGTTAAAAGCTTCAAGGGCAATGAGATCGGTAAGAGAATCGAACTCTTCCCGGCAATTTTGCAGATTGCTTGACCCCCAGGATCAGACCGACCATGTAGCACGCCGACTTGGATTCGAACCAAGATCAAAGGTTTTGGAGGCCCTTATTCTACCATTGAACTATCGACGTATATAAAACAAAAACCCCGGAAGTTATCCGGGGTTTATAATAGGTAGCAAAGTTTATGCAATACACTACACGCCCGGATCCTTGATCAAGGTACACCATTGCTGTATATATGTATAAAAAGTCATCATCGTTATTCTAATATACAAAATAATACTGGTTCTGCCAAAAAAGAAACACCGGAGGTAGAGACCCCCGGTGATAAATCCTTAAAAACCAACAAATAAGGATTTTTAACAAGCACATTTGGGACCATTCGAAGAGACCCCAATGTGAATATTATTGGTACTGGCCGCCACAAAATTGAGCGATTTGGAAAGCGTGGATCCGGTACCTGACCAGCCCTGGCCATTTCCATTCGCATTGATCGTAGCCAGCGAGAAGCCATTGGTCTTGGTAAGATTAGCAACCCAATTCGCAGCGATCGTATAAGTTCTTCCCGCTACCAGTCCTGTAATGAAAGTGGAATAATTGGGACCAGTGGACATAGCGGAGGTATAAGAGAAGATAGTTGCATTGGTAACAGCGTCCTTTATCGTCAGCGAGGAGAGATAAATCGCCTGTCCATCACAAGGACCAGGGCAATTGTACCATACATCAATATTGCTAAAGTTGGGAGAAACAGTAGTAGCTGTCTGAGCGGTGGTCACCGTCTGTAGGCCGTTGGTACAGTTACGCCGTATCACTACACTATAGGTAGTACCCTGGCTTAATCCGGTGACTACCTGAGCAGGCTGCTGTGCGTGCAGATACAGATAAGTGACCCCATTATCTACCGAGATATCATAGGTATCTCCTGCAACAAGCCCGGACGGTGTTATCGTAAAGCCACTCGTATTGATATTGGTAATTGTAAAGGTGGGGGCGGGACAAGTGGCTACAGTGGTAGTAGTAAAATTCTGCAAGGAACAGAAGGTAGGAGTAGTACTCGACTGGAGAGTATATTCCGCCTTCAAGCTATAAGTAGTCGCCGGTGATAGACCTGTAAAAGAAGTAACAAGATTGAAGAAGATGGCCGATCCGGAAATGGTATTCGTCGCTACCACATTATTAAAATTATCGAATACCGTTAGTGTGATAGAGGAGACGATCTTTTTAAATTCCGCGAGATTGGTTATAGCAACGGATACATCTACACTGGTAGCATGTACTGAGAGGGAGATGGAAGGGCAGCTAATAAAGTAACGATCGATGGTCACCCACGAACTACTTCCTTGGTTACACCGGCTACGGAGTGCGAATACGTACTTAGTATTCGGTTGTAGATTGGTAAGTGTGGCGGTTGCATCAGTGGCTGCATATAGATTATTCCCCGCATTCCATCCGGTGGTCGGTGGCAAGGTAGAACCTACATCGGTTAGCCGGCCAAACCAAAGCTCCTGAGCCATAATCCCATTCTGTGGAATCCAGGTAAGGGTAATATCAGAACCGCTAAAGGCACCATCCAGGCTAAGTGGAGCCGGACAAGCAGGCGTATTGGTCGTACTGGTACTCACCTGTGTACAGTCCGTCTTGGAGAAAGTATAGGAGGCGGGGGTAACCTTGATACGATAAGTTGTGATCGGCGATAATCCTGTGAAGGCGGAGGTTACTGTACTGGTAAAAGGTGCGATTAAAGTATTGGTGGATAAGAGCAGATTCTGCGTGTCGTATAGCTCCACGATATAAGTATCAATCGTTCCGCCAAGGTCCGGAAATTGGACAGTGAGGGAGGTATCCGAAGGAGTGACCGTAAGAGAAACACATTGGAATTTAATATCCGATCCTTCCAGTATAGTGGTGCTTCCCGTAGGGCAATTATTGATCACCCGAAAATCGTACAGGCTATTGTAGTTTAATCCTGTAACAGCCTGAGAAGAGATTGCGGGACCTACCGTTATAAAAGTAGCCCAATCAGTTTCTGACCGAAGTTTGAATTGGATCGTTTGCGTACCACCGCCTGCTGCGGGGACCCATGTTAAGACGGATACCATTAGGTGCTGGAGATTTGTAGATTAGAAGGAGTATTACATACCAGGATCGGCGAGGTTGCAAAGGTTACCAGGGTTTCCGAGTTCACGCCACCGCTACAATGTGCAATGACCGTAATCGAATAATTGGTAGCCGGCGTAAGATTTTGTACGATATAAGGAGAGGTCACATCTGCATATGTGGTCACACCACCTACGACGATATCATAGGAGATTCCGGCTGTCTGGTCAAAGTTGACAGTGGCAGATGTCGTATTGATATTACTGATATTCACGCCGGTAGGTGCTGCACAAGTGAGTATACTAGTGATATTGGTAGAGAGGCAGGCAAAATCCAGGACAGGTACCCAGGAAGTGGTATTACCGGAGGTGCTTTTCTGCCAGCTGATACAACGGGAAGGACCCATATTGGTAATCGTGGGTGGAACGTAAGGATAACCATCATTACCCAACGTAAGTATATTGTTATCCTGAGAGGAAGGTACTAGCTCGACAGAAATGCTATCCGGACAAGTGCCATTGGTACTCACGCGCAGGCTGCGCGAAGTAATCCGGCTCAGTAACGTGGTGATGTAGGAGAATGCTTTCTTGAAGATAGTAGTGATCGATGGTTTATCCGCATTGATCACTCCAATACAATCATTATCCGGTCCGGTATAAGTAACACAATCCGAAGGAATGATATCAGGACAAGTGTTGGCAGTATAAGTAGGATCTGAGCAGGTCACCGGAGGAGGTGACGAGCAGTCCTGACATGCAGTACACGGAGTATCGGCCATTGTAAAATTGTTAATTATATTTTATATCGCGAACGTCAGGTTTGTCCTGACCTTTGTTCTACGCACCCTGGCCTCCACTGGTTCCCAGACTGGGACACTTGGTACTATCGGCAGGAATAGCTCGGAAGAAAGCACCTCCGTCGAATCCAGCACTAGCATAATTGGGCGCATTGGGATCGCCGATGGCTCCTTCAATAGTTTTAGCAACGGAAGGAACGGTGAGGAAGTACAAACGCATATCATTATGACCGGCGAAGCTGCCATCGGTAGCTAATCGCAAGCCGGAAATAAGTCCTAATCTGGTAGGAGCAAGTCCATTGAGAAGTGGGATCAGTGTATTACCGGTGGGATCCCATCCTACCCCGATCGGATATTGAATACCCAACACAGAAAGGTAGACCAGTTTGGAACCAGTAAAGATATAATCGTTACCGTTCGCACTCTTACTAAAGCCCCAACTGAGCTCGTAACAACTAGCAATCGAGGGACTAGGTAATGCGGGACAAGTCGTGGTGTAGGTCGCAGAATTATAGACAATCAGATCGCTGATGGTTGCATTTACAGGAATACCTTGTGTCTGTCCACTATAGATACTTTGAGATTGAAGCGTAGAGTTACCCGGTACGGTATAAAGCAATACAATAAATCCGTTATTACTATTAGTATCTACCGCAATAGAACAGAACTGACAAGTGTCCTTGAAGGTGGCAATATGATTGATACACTTAACGCAAGTAAGTGTACCATCCGTCAGTACCACATTCATATTGAAAGTGTAATCCAGGCTATTATCCAACGGCGAGGAGCTGAGATCGATCACGATGCCATCCGGATTGACCAGCTGTGGAAGTACCTTGATGTACATCGTAAATATGCTACCGGCCGAATCGGTTACTGTTAATTTGCTCCCTAAGGGATTGGTCTCCGTCCATCCGGGGGGAACATTGGATTTGGTAGCAAAGAATAGCGTCGCACTCATTCGGTCCGCTGATAATTTGATATCGAAGTCAACAATCACACTATCGCAGTCTACCTTACAACAAGTGTTGTTGATCGTCTGCACCTGTTGATAGAGATCAGCGACAACCATGAGTAAATTGGAGTAACTCTGCGCTAGGTTGCTGGGGCTAACGATCCAGTCCGGTAACAAACCATAGATCTGGGCCGCATTCCCCGGAAATCTTGCCATCGCTGATTGTACATCCGTCTGTAAACCGATGACACCTTTGTAGGTACATAAGTCCTGTGCGGTAAGTACTACCGCGTCGGAAGTCTTCCGGTTGGTAAAAATGCAAGAGTTAAGGGAAGGCTCCTGGTATTGAGGAATAGCCTCTAATACCTTTACCCTATTATCGAGAGTAATAAGGGTACCACTAACGGCGTTTATTGCGCTGATGTTGCTACAAGCAGTATTAATCAGGGTCTGCAGTACACTTTTCTCATCATAAGGTAATGGATTACCATACGTGTCGTAAGTAGTTAAACACTTGAGATCCAGCGTTAGCGAGGAGGTATTATTACTCAGCTTGGCATTGATCGCATCGATCATATCCTTCAGCTTACAAGAGCTATCGTAGGATATCTGCAGCATATTGGCGATACTGCGCTGGACGGGTTCATCCATGTCCAGTTTGTCGATGATACATTGGATCGATACGGTTGATAGATCCAGCGGAGCGGCAAGGGTTTCCACTTGCTGAGCGATCGTGCAGATAATGGAAGTGACATTATCCCCTTTCTCGATTCCCAAGGCAGGAATGTCCCGCCCTGTCCAGATTACGCAATCCGAACCTTGACTGGCACCATTGCAACCTGTGGAACTATTCTTATTTTGCATTGATTTTTAATGTTTTACGTTTGCATTGAACCAGACATACGCGGCAGCGGCGTCGATTTCCTGTAATTGCGCCTCCGAGAAGGAGATCACTTGATCATAGTGAGAGATTTCCAATACTCCATCGCCGATCTTCTTAGTGAGCTTGACCAGGGTTCGACTTTTCATATTGTAAGACTTGAGTGAGCGGATCACATTCTCGTCGAAGAGAACTGGTTGGTCATTGATAAGGACAGAACCATCATCGATGAAGGTCACCCGGTGAACATTATCCGGAACTAAGTAAGAGTGAAAATTGACAAACCAACTAGAAGGGATCTTGTGAAGGCGTTCTTTGATCGGAGCAATGTGATCGGCGACTCGTTCGTAGGTCATGGTCATGAATAGGAAAGGAAAGTTACTGACGGACTTCTCGGTGTTGGAGAACTCGATAATAGCGGTTCGATCGACATCCAGCCAACTGCGCAGCTCACCTAATTTGTCATAGATGAGTTTCTGACTATCGATCTTCCGATTCGTCCAGTCCAGCAGGGAACCTTTGCGTTTCAGCCATTTGTAAACTGGCTGGGAGATAGCGGCCAGGATGCCGGCGATAATATAACCTAGATTTTTTAATATATCCTCCTTGAAAAGTGGCATGTGGTCTCTTTAGGATAAGGTGAATAAATTATTAAATAGTATAACCGGTTACAGAATAGTAGGCTGAACTGATATTACCCGAGGACATTTGTAATTTTATGGCTCTACATACCTGTGCATTCAGTCGTTGAGCGTAGGTCTTATTGGCCAGCATAGCTAAGGAGCTTCCTGTAGTCACACCATCAATATCAAAAAACGGACGCAGGCTACCCGATGACACGTTGTATATTTTTATCTTATAAGAGGCGTTCCCACCACTTCCCGTATTAACATGCTGAGAGATAGTTATAGAAGTGGCGCTGGTAGATCCACCCCCGTTAGCATACCCAGTACCACCAGCCATGAAGGAAGATGCCCATTCATAAGAACCGGCACCGGTATCAAAGTTGGTACCATCCGCGCTGATGGTCATCGTAAGCGTCGTATCGGTCGTAACCGGTACTAGTCCCATGATGTGGACCTCTAACTCGTTATAACGGGTATAATAGTTAGAGAAATCAATGGTGAGGGTTGCCGAGTTAGAAATGGTTCCGGATGCGAGAACGACAGGTGCATAGGCCATGTATACAAAAGATTGGAATGATTGAATTGCTTACCTATATCGAAATGTTATTAGTAGTAATAAAGCTAGATAGAATGTTAAAAATGGCCAGGTTACCCTGCTCATTAGGATGTTTCGCCGTCGATCCAGGATCTCCATAATTGGAAGAGTCCGTATTTACGAAAGCACTTCCCAGGTCGCAGAAGAACACTTTGGGGTCCGCCACCGTGCTGACAGCCGATGCAGCAAGATTTCTGCACAAGGCAGCATCGGACTGTACGCTTCCAATTGCCTTGAAGATAGGAGTCATGCCACAGACGATCATGATCGCATTGGGGTAATTCCTTTTCTTATAAGCAATCGCAGAAGCAACGGCATTACTGAACCAGGTCTGCCGTTGAGAGGAGAATCCCGCACCATCCGATTGGATATCGTTCACGCCCATGGTATAAATAATGAGATCCGGTGATTTGGTCTGCCAAAGTCCCTGGGATTGAACTAATTGGAGATCGTAAGAGGTCATACCGGGGTAGGCCATATTAACGAGTCTGACATCGGTCCCGTTATTCCTATACCAATCCCGTAATCTAACCAGATAAGGACCGTCGTTGGTGGAGCAGCCTTGTCCATAGGTTACACTATCTCCCCATCCGAGTATGGTCTTAGCTGCACCCAAATTCAGGTCATTTGTCAGATCCCAACCAGTGATTGTCCCGGTAAGTGCAAATTGTACCCCGTCCATGGGTGTATCGAGTATTCCTCCTAATTTGGGAGCCGTATTGACGCCATATTGTTGGAGTAAAATGGATGATCCATATCCTATATATCTCTTGACAGGGATCGTGATCGGGTTAGGTCCGATGATGACGCTTTGATTCTGAGTCGGATAGGTAAAATTGTAGGATAACCCGTTGTAACTATAGCCCGTCTGGTCCACGATCCTCAGCCGGCACTTGAGGCGCTGGGTGGCGGTGAATTGTATGCTATCTATCCACCATAACCGGGAAGGCTTACTGAGCTTAAGGGAGGCAAGGGCAGTACTGTTGGAAGAGGTATATTGGCCGGTATAATCAATCTCCGTAGAGCCCAACGCGCCGGTAGGTAATCCAAAACCTTCTGTTTCTAATCTGTTGTAAAAATCCAAGTCTGATATCATAATTATTTTTTGTTAGTAGATCAGCCAGAACGATCCATCATTAGTAACTGTATAACCTTCCCCGGGATTGATAACAAAAGTAGTTACGGAGGCAGTTGTGTACAAGTTATCGGAACCGGCTCTGGTTAGTGTGATGGCCGCAGATCCCCTATTCTTTATGAAAAAGCTGAGATCGGTGTTCCCGGACAAGGCGGGAAGTGTCCAGGTAGTTGCCGATGACCCGGAGAACACATATACCATCGCCGATGTGCTCAGTGTGAGCGTAGTAGCTGAGCTGACGGAAGTTTTGAATTTAAAAGTAGCCCCTGATACTGCATTGGTAGCACTAAGGGCGGTAGCGTTGAAAGTACCAGCCTGAGTCACAAAGAATGAGGTGGTATAAGCTGCCCCATTCACAGACATTTGTGCAACGAAGTTCGCCTGGTTCGTAGTAGCATTTAACGGTTGTAGTACAAACCTAAAACCAAAAGGCACAGCCACACCTCCAGTACTATTCCATCCACTTGCATCAAAGGACAATGCTGGAGAATATTGCAATAGAGATACAGTGGCAGCTGTGGTGTTTTGCAGGATCAGACCGTTGGCATCCGTACCCGTTATGCCAATGGCAGAAGAGGTGAGTGTGACCCCATTATTAGCACTGGAGAAAGTTAAATTGGCCGATTGCTGTAATACACCTGAACTATTCCCATAGAATAGACCACCGTTGGTCGTAAGGGAACTGAACGTAGGTACATTAGAGAAAGTCTTATTAGCGAATGTTTCTGTGCCACTGAGCGTCGCTAAGGTACCCGTGGTAGGTAAGGTTATAGTTGTCGGGCCGGTGCTAGTCAAGGTAACAGAGTTAGCACCAGACGTAGCAAGCGTGGAACCATCGGCGAGCGTAAGTGTAGCACTCGTCGTGGGAGCTGTAATGCTAACCTTATTAATGGAGGTAGCGGTCGCTACTCCGAGAGTGGGAGTAGTAAGGACAGGGGAAGTCAAAGTCTTGTTGGTAAGTGTCTGTATATCAGTCAATGTGACCGCATCGGCGATACCATAACCAACAACTGTAGTAGGGGTAGAACCTATTTGAGCAAAAGTGTAATCGCCGCTGGCCGGTACGACGGCTCCCGTACGTGCATTAAAGGAAGTGACTCCGCCACCGCCGCCACTTACCTGCACAATGGAGCCGGCGTTGTTATAATAAACGGCCAGCGTCGAGGTAGTCGTATTGTACCAAACGGCATATTTGCCATCTGCGATGTCATTAGCAGTGGGGGCAGCGCTTCCGGAACGACCCATATTGGCAAAACCCATCGCCTGGGCAAATTTCCTATTGATATCTGCCTTTAAATAGTCAAACGGGCTGGCTCCGTTCTGTCCGGGGTTAACGGTGATGGATCCATTCATGTATTAGGGAGTGTATGGAGGTATGCATGGAATAATCCCTTGACAACCACCTATTTGTGGAACCGATCCGGGAAAATAGGAACAATTGGAAGGGTCCGACGGGGCGGGGAAAGGATATTTATTAGAAAGTGGTGGTGTAGGTTTTAATGGTATAGTGGTGCAAATAATCCCGCTCTGGGCGATCTCCAGCTGGAGAATGTCATCGGCGAGCTCCATGTCAGTATAATCAGGAGAGCATGCTTTGATCCCATAATGTAGCTGTGCTACCCGATCGGATAAATAGGCGGCTGCCCGGCATTTTATTTTGCAAAGGGCTACAGACATGCGTTATGATTATAACGTTCAAGGAGTTGAAGGGCTTCGTTGTACTGTTCCTGGGCCTGTGGTACGTCCAGACAATCTTCCGCTGACCATTTAGCACCGTCGATCAGATCACGGATACCCCGGAGCTGCATCAGCAGGGAATTATACTCGTCTGGTCGCAGATTGCACTTCCGGGAACGGGTGGCGCAGGCCGTCTGGATATACTTTCCGTACAAACTACAGGTACGGAAGTAGTTGAACTCTACCAACGTCTTCAGATTGGGATCGACGGAGAACTTGATATTATAATTACCATCTGGTAAGGAGGCTGTAGACGGAGGGCAGCTTTCACAGCAAACCCCCAATTGTCCACATCCCAGGACCAGGACAAATCCTGCACCGCTGATCGGCGAGGGATAGAAACAGGTACCTAAGGGGGACTGCACTTCCACGATCCCGTTCTGTATTGGCAGGAGGGGATCCCAAATGGAAGTATCGCGGATGACCATCGTTTGACAATCCGATCCGGCAGTAATATCCAAAGAAAGGGAGTGGGCCATGTGAAAATAATATACGGAAAAAACTTGGTATCAGCAATTAATCCTCCACGTTTACTCACTTATCTATTTGAGTATGAATAAAAAGGGTTGGCAGCGAGTGCCACCAACCCTTGGGTATGAGGATTCATAAAAACTAGCGAGATTGCAACAGGACGCCGAACTTGCTGGTGATCCCTTCAATGGTCGCCTCGAAGGTCTTGGCCCGGGGATCGTCCTCTTTGAAGATGATCGGTGTTTCCATTACTTCTGTCTTCTGACCGAAGTTCTGGTTGCCCCTGGCCGTGTGATACCGTAGGTAGTATACCTTGTAGTAAGCCTTGCGGTCCACTTGTGCCCGGAGCTGCACATCCATTACTTCCCTCATACGCGGATCCTGCTCATCATAGCCAAAGGGCATGTAGACGGAGGCAGAGATCAGCTCGCGGATGACCCATTCCCCACTTTGGCGGGAGTGTTGGGCGACTTGCGTCTTCCGGGGTGTCGGGAAGGTGGAGATATCGGGTGCGTTCGGGAAGTCAACGATCCAGGCCAGGTCCAGTTGGATCGGCGCAGTATTGTAGTAATCCCGAGGATCGAACGAACAATCGTTGAAGACCGTATCGATATAGCCGGCGCTGATCCGCAGACCCGCATATACCGTGGACAGATAAGCATCCGGTGTGACTACAGTGGGCAGCCATACATGTCCTTCGAAGGCGGGGAAGGCACTCCAGGTAGCACTATCATAGCTCAGACAGCTATCGGTTTGCTGGCCATCGGCGATACGTGTGATCGTATAGATATCCGCGCAGGCGGTACCGGCTGTCTTGGCAATGGAACCCGTCACATAGTTGGGGAACTGGGCGACAAAGGCGGTCACATCCGTCAGGCGGTCGCTGGAAGGATTACACTGGGGACGATCGACCACGATATACTCCTGACGAGCAGAAGCATACGATGTACCGACCACCGTCCAACCAACGGCAGTGTTAGCAGCCGGGGTACAGAAAGCACCCTCTGACGCTTGCTTGGTAAAGATATCGGAATTGACAGGTGTAACAGCCGTACCCGCAGTGACTTTGATGATCACCTGAGCCACATCACCATTGAGCGTAGAAACATACGAAGCGTCAGCGGTAGCAGTGCTGTAGGCGGTGGCAATCGCCTGTGCATATGTCAGACGAGCAGCGGCGGTGGACACATCATCACTATTGGTCAGCGGACGTTGTACGATGTATACGTCTTTGGCAGCGGTGAGCGTATAACCGGTGGGACAGGTCGTACAGCCAGGACCCGTGATCGTTGTGGTCAACGGAACACTGGAGGTAGGAGTGTACGAGGCCAGTGTTACGCTCGCAGGCGTATATACCTGGTAAGTACTCAGTCCACCCACATAGGAGAGACGTGTGATGGGATAGGTCTTACCGATGGCGGCTTGTACCTGGGCCTGCGCCACAGAGCTACCATCATCATATACCTGTATCTGGTTGAGATTCTGCAGGGTTTCGGGAGCGGAGATCTTGGCCGTTACCGTACTGGTATAGCCAGATCCACCCGAGGAAATCGTGACACCGGAGACAGAACCCGTGGTGAGCGTTGCCGTGGCGGCAGCACCCGTACCTGCTCCATTAAGGCTGGAGAAGGTAACCGTGGGTGTAGCAATATAACCGGCACCGCCGACGATAGTACCGGGCGTAGTATTCACGGAAGTGGCCGTCAGGACAGCCTGTACCGTGGCAGGAACCGTGCTGGCACCTGTACCACCGCTTAATGTAACAGTCGGAGTGGAAGTAAATCCGCTACCGGCAGCCGTGATAGTGAAAGCACTAATGACACCATTGGTAACCGTGGCTGTAGCCGTGGCACCTGTACCTCCGCCCCCTGTAATAGCCACCGTAGGCGTGCCGGTGTAGCCGCCCCCGCCATCAAGGATCTTGATAGAAGCAACGGTAGTAGCCGTGAGCGCCACCGCAACGGTAGCCTGGGAAACCGGTGCAGTATAGGAACTAATAACCGCCTTGGCGCGTACGCCCAGGATTTTCAGTTCGGGGTGGTTATTGATCGCATCGGCGAAAGCTCTTGTATTAGTAATAACACCGAGGGGTCCGACACAACCCGTTGTACAGGAAGGATCGGCGCAAGGAGCAGTAGACAGAGAAACAACGTGCTCCAGCGTCTTGCCGAATACCCGGTATACGGGTTCACCATAGAGACTGATACGCAGTTGATAATCCGTACCGCATTGATACGTGAAGTTGTTGACAGCCGAGCTTATCCCATAAGCGTTCGGAGCGGCGGTACCATCATAGCCGATGACCCATTCTTCGTTCTGCAAGCGCTGGGGCAAGGAGACTTCGAAGGTTTGGATATCGGTACCCCGGAAAAAGTAGCTCTTCAGGCTACGCTGCATCCCGGCGAAGAACTTGGTGAGGTTGTCCTTCGTGTGATAGGACCCCATTGCCAGGAAGAATTCCTTACCATTACCGGTAGGAGTGGCGACGTTCCAGGTCTGACGATCGAAGATAGATACCTGTCCGGATACCAGATCCTTGGTGTGGCCAGAAGTGGCTACACCCGCATTGGCGACGAACACCGGTAAATTGAATTCGTAATTGGCTGACATTATAATTGTCGTTTAGAGTGAGGGAAATAAAAAGAAAGGGAAGATTAGTTATTTTGGGTGACTCGCTTTTCGGCGAGTGCTACTTGGTTGAGAGATTCAATATCGCTGGCGAGGATCTTAGCTGCTTCGTCTATGATCAGTTCAGCTACGTCGTCCTTCCATTCCCAGGTATCCGATGTTTTTGACTTATCCACGAAGTGGATAAATAAGGGCTTGCGATAGTAGATCAGTTTGACATCGACGATAGTAAAATCGTGGTTGTGATAGACGCGGATCTTGTTACCGATGAGTGTGTGGAAGGTTTCCTCGAAATCGAACGAGGGTTGGGTGTCATAGTTCATTAGTAGATCGTCCACGTTGGCCTCCTCGGCCAGGTGACTGCGCAAAGGAACATATACACAAACACCCTTGGTACACATCGGCGTAACCCTTTTGAGATAGAGATAGTCATCCGGGAGCCGGCTGGTCTCTGCGTAAGGACCATTATTGCCGATGGAGAGTTTATCCTGCTTGAGTAAGAACTGTAGATCGTCCACGCGCTGGGTAGTGACCTCATCTGCCTCCCGGTCCGGGTTCCCGCCATGTTTGTTACGGCGGAGCCAGGAAAGCGCGGCTTTATTCACCGCTTCCTCGATGGAAAAATCTTTGAGGTTGCGTGCGTCCTGGCTATCCAGTTTCGATAGTCGTTGCTTGATCTTTATGGAGGCCAGGGAACTATTCATGTATTAGGCGATCTTTTTCTCGACTTCCTCGCGGATGGCTTCCAGCTCTTCCACGTTTTCTCCCCGAAGGAATGTTTCCACAGCTTCGTTGAGGTCGCTGCCGAGGATCGTTCCTTTCCCACGGGTCTGGAACTTGCCTTCTTTGTTCTGGAAGACCAAACCAAAGTAATCGGAAGCGTTGATAATGGCCATGGCGATCAGCCGCGTCTTGTCTTTTTTGAGGATCTCTACTGCGTCCAAAAAGAGCTTAGAGCAATTTTTCTTCTTCGATTTGACTAGCAGTCCTTCAATGTACTGATAATGAGCCTTGTAGAGTGTCGCCTTAGCGGTGTGCTTGGTATAACCCATATTGGAAGGGTGGAGCACCCAGGCGAGCCATAACAGATCTTCCTGGCTTTTTTTCTCGTTGAGTTCTTCCAATTGTACAAAGGCTTTGACTTTGAAGGAGATATCTTCTGTTTGCCGTTCGGCCTCTTCTTCAAACTCAGTGAGATAGAAAGGTGTGCTATACTGCAGGGCGAGCTCATAAGAAGGAGCGATCTCCTCGAAATAGCCGCCACCTAATATCTTCCACATGAGTAAGATATGGTCAGGGTGCTCATTATCAGCGTCAAAGAACATCGAGAGAGTCTCGTTACCGAGGAGGAAACGTCCATGTTCCTCCCAAAAGAATTTATTATCCGATTTGATGCGTTCTTTTCCGTAGATATCGGCGAGGCGTTTGACATCTTCGGCCTGGCGCTTGAGCAGAATATCCTTTTCTTCTTTCGAGTAAAAGGTAGATCCTTTGATGTGCTTGGGTTCCAGACCGGTGAGATATTCAAAATCCTTCTCGCTGATCTGAACAACGGTAAGTTCACAGGAGTGAGAGAAGGGAACTTGTTCCCCGGTACCAAAGACAACGGCATTGCCATGTTTTTGTTCTTCGGGACGAGTGGAACGAATAGCGAAACGTTTTGACATGAGGTTGGTTTTAAGTAGCTAAGGGGTTTTTGTGGGTCCGTCGAACGTCTTACGGGACATCCAACGGACCAACAAAAATAGGGATATACATTGGTACTACAAAGAGCCGCCGGTGCGGGGGTTCTTCGGTACTAATTTTAACAGACGAGTCGGGTCTTTTACCCAAACGGTATCCGGCACGGACGTGAACTTGGCGGCAAAGCCGGTCAGGTCATCCGAAGATACGTGGGCACTCATACCCTTGTAATTCAGCTCGGTCAAAGGGTGCATCCAGGTACCGTTCTGGATATGCATCTTGATCTTGCCGGCACCATAATCACCGGGGCGCAGGATCTTGATGTTATCCGATCCACCATACTCATTATAATCATGGATGATCATAGAGTACGAAGAAAGACGGTAACCATTGATATATGGGTTGATCAGGTCATTGGATTCGATCGGGTCAAGTGAAGGATCCAGTACCACTTCGAAATCGGCGATCATGTTGATCTTGAACCGGCGTACAAGTGGTTGGTTAACCTTCAGGTTACCGGCGTCGCCTTCAACAACCCCGAAGTCCTTGGCATTCTGGATCATATCCACCCCTTTCAGTTGTCCGAGGAACAGCTGAGAGATCAGTTCGAATCCACCGCGACCCGTGCGGATCGTCAGTTTGGGTTCGGCACCGGGGAGAATATCCACCTTGCCGTGAAAGTAGTCACGAACGGCATTCTTCAAGATACCAATGGTAAAATTGGCGATGTTGAAAAAGCTCTTGTAACCACTATAGTCCAATTGGAACCACAATCCGGGAGCGAGGATCTGCGAGTCGAGACCATCTGCGCCCGATTGTCCACCGCTGCCCCACATCATGTAGTTGGCGGTTTGTTTGGCGAGGATGCCGACGCAAATGTCATCGTACATCATAGCGAGTGCCTGGAAACCAACCTTTTGGTCTTGCCCCGGGTACTGCTTCACGTAGTCATTCAGGTACTTGATACCGTTCTCGGCCACGCCTTCGAGCTGGATGTATTCAACAACTTTGTTCTGCATAGCCTTTACCCAGGCAGCATCGAACCTTTGACCATCGGAGAAGATGGCCGCCTCGCGGGTAATGTGATAGGAGCTCTGGAATTCGGCCGTGGAAACGAAGTTGACGAATTTCTTGGTCGAAGAGCCACTGATTGCCCAGGAATCCCAGTTCTGACCAAATTCCCTGGAACGGGTGGCGGCCAGCTTGTAGATCTTGGAACCATAGGTGAGATATTGTTTCGGAACGAATTTTTCACCGTTGAAAGAAGGTACCATCCGGACATAGTAAACGAAATGTTCTCCTTTGGGCTTGATCTGACGGGAGACGACTTCCATTTCGATAGGAGAGGTCAGGTCAAATTTCAGTCGGGAGCCGTATCCGCCTAACTTGTTGTTATTCACCAGGATGGGGAATTCTTCGCCATCAACGCCGGGTGTAGCACTGTTGCTGATATCGGCGACGATGTAAGTGGAGGCATCGGAGGCGGTAGCCAGGTCATAGGTGTAGGAATTACCTTCGATGTATTGTACATTCTGAGAGGTAATATTCATGGCCAGCAGGGGTACTTCAGCTTTGCGCTTGAAGGCCCATAGATCGATAACCCCCATATCTGTCGGGGTAACGGGACTAGCCAGTTTTGAAAGGTGAGGGAGGTCCAGGTGAGACTGCAGGTTCAATCTTGACTCATGCAGAAATATGCCTGGAATGACAGTAGGGGTTGCCATGTTTTATAAAAAATTCTGGGATTACGAGTTTAGCGGCCGAACCCAAAGCCGGTGCGGCTGGGTCGGGTAAGCGTGTGCTGAGGAGTAGGCTCCAGCTCATCATCGGGGGTGACAATCGGTGTAGTGGTCTTCCCTCCTGTATTGAGGGTGCGGATGGTATTGTCTACGTGGGCAAACTTGACCTTGGTTCCGTAGACATCTTCAAAGGCTTTGTCATCGGCGGCCAGGAGCGCAATCTTGGCCAGTTTGGCAAAGTTGCGTTCGGCAAGGAGTTGATCGATAACGGTATAAATACCCAGGCCGCCCCCATACTCAGGGCGGGGAACCGCCAGGAGTTCATAGACGACGCCTTTGTGTTGTTGTTTGAGTTTGAGACCATCGAGCTCAGGGGCGTCCAGTACTTTGCGAATAGCCAGATCGTTCTGTTGGACCTGCTGTACGAATTCCTGCTCTTCCTGAGCCTTGGCCTGCAAGATTTGCTTGGCCTGGTTTTCGTAATACTGCTGAACCACCGGTTTGTAGACCTTGGCACGATCCGCCAGCTTAGCACGATCCTTCAGATCGCTGATCTCCTGCTCGATGACATCATCAGGATCCCCGTTGAGTCGCATCCGCTCGCGGATAATCATCTCCTGGTGGGTGGGATTTGTTTCATCCAAAGAAGAGAAACGTTCTGCACTGGAGGAGGTTTGCAAGAGCGGGAGCAATTCCGCCGGTGATTGGATCTGCGATGCATATTGAAGAACCGTCTGCATCGCGGGAGAGAAGGATTGATAGATATTTTGTAGTACCTGCTCTTTCTGCGACTCGATCCGATGCTGGAAATTGGCATCCAGGAGTTCCTGGAGATCTTTCTTCGTTTCGATCTTACCATCCGTGAAACCAAAGAGCTTTCCTTCCTTAATTAAGTCATTGACGATCGCCCTGGTCCCGTCATCGATCTTCTCGACCGGGGGACGACCTTTTTGCTTACCTTTCCCTTCATCGGGTTTAGGGTCACCTTCTTTTGGTTCCTTTTCGTCCTCTTCATCTTCGTCCGGAGGTGTCTGCTGTTGTTGTAACAAGGTAGCAGCATCTTTATCGGGATCCAGTGTGGGCCGGGGCTTGAGTGGATCATCTGCATCGGCGGGAGGAGTAGTAGTCGTGGTACTGGGAGTGGCGGCCGGAGCGGTAGCGACTTGCTTCAGTAGATCGGCAGCGGAACCTTCGAATGCGTTATCGAATTGTTGAGAGGTGAATTGCTTGATTTCCATGGGGGAAAGTTGGTTTAGGAAGGTGATATAATATACATTTTTGTTGGCACATTTCCAAATCTGTCAGGTTATTTTGGCAGAAAAAACTTTATAATATAAGAACTATCGTACTCGATCAATAGCGGCCTGCCTTTCAGCGAGAAAACGGCTCCATTCTTCATTGGTCATCCATTGATCACTGTTCTTAGGATGATTATAACCTCTCGATCCATAATAGGTCTCCTGTCGCTGACAAAGAGGGTGACCACAGACTCTTTTGGTATAATCTCCTATACCGCCTGGCTCGTAATAAAACCAGTTGTGATGATGGAATGCGCGGAAGAGGAATAATCGAATTCGTTTCATGATTGTTGGTTTGTAGATACTTAAATATTATTTCTTTTTGTCATATTTGTTCTTGTTGGTCTTGGCAATCTGGAGCTGTTTATCAGCGACCTGCTCCTTGGAGAGGAGCTTTTGTCGTTCTAGGAGCATTTGCTGGGCAAACTGTTCTCGTTCGGTATCCAGTTTTTCTCTCTCCAGGGAATGTTTCTGATCAGCGACCTGCTGGTCCTGTAGCATACCTTGTAGGTTCTGTTCGGCATCCAGCATACCATTTTTGTCATTATCGGTCTGAATACCACCCAAAGCTTTGATCTCAGCGATGCGGATCTGGGTTTGGCGATCCTGTTCCTTTTCATAGTCCTCGAAGGCTTGCTTATCCTTGGCCATCTGCATCTCGTGCTGTTGCTGTTGCTGTTGCTGTTCCATTTCTCGCTGATATTGCTCTTGTTCCTTTTGCTCCCGGCGTGCCTCATTATCCCGCAACCGCTGCAGGTACTCAGGGATGGAGTTGCCGAGTATGCCTTCGGCCTTTTCTAAGAAGGTGGCACCCATCGTGTTATCCTGTACGAGGAGTTGTTTCAATTCCTGCAGCATCTGCTTGGTGCGCGGTTTGGCCGTCGGATAAATATGATAGTGACGAGGCAGATTCTTCTTCCCTTCGATCTCTAGCCATACATTCTGCTGTTGATCGTTCATATAATAGACCCGGGAAGACTCCTTAGTAGCACAATAGAATTGGGCGGCCTCGATCATGCGCGAAACGACCCGGGGCATAAGTTCATTGGTATGCTGGTTGAAGAGTCCTTCCGTTTGGGTCTCGGAGAAGTTAACCGCCATCTGATTCCCTCCGAGTGTTTCCGATGCCTTGGTCTCCGCTGCTCGCTGCATACTAATGCCTACGCCCAGGAAGCATTCTTCCTTCGCCATACGTCCTAGTGCCATGTATCGGGTAGCTTGTTCAATCTGCGAGAGATCAAGACGAGCGGGAAGAGCTGCTTGATTGGGTAACTCCAAACTTTCCCGGGATACCTCATATTCCAGGATAGACCGGTCCCGCATATCGTCCATGTATTCCTTCTTCATATCCACCGCTTCGTTACCGGGTGCATTCCGGGGAATCATTCCTTTATTGATGGCCATCACGATACCCAGGTCGTCCTTTATGATCTTGGGAACCTTATTATTACAGATATTATAGATGATCTGCCAGGGCTTGGCCCGATCAATAAAAGACACCGGCCGGACACCCCAGTACTTAAAGACACGGCCTTCCACAGGTGGCTTGGATTCGAAGGGATTGTTCTCCCCCCGGAACTGGAACTTAACAGGTTTTCCATCCAAATAGATGGGATTGAAACCCAGGTTATTGGTCTGCCAGAACGTATGGGACATGTTGGAGTTGATCTTGATCAGGTGCCGCCATTCGTTGCAGTAGGTCCAGTCCACATGCTCCCCGTAGACCAGGTTGTATTTGGTCTTGCCTTTGATCAGCGAGTTGTCATATTCGGGTTTGACAGTCACTTCAAAGTTCTCATCCACCCAATCGGCGAAAACAATCTGGCCGGACCGGTCGATCTTGGTAAGGAATCCGATCTTACGCTGGGAACGCCAGTAGAGACGCATAACGCGGAACATATGGGGCTGGCCAAAAATATCCGTATGCTTACCCAATAATTCGATGGCGGAGGGAGCCTCGTTGGTAAAATTGGTCACGTAGGTTTCCTTCAGGTTCCTTTCCAGAATAGCGTCATTCAGCGCCGGGTCGGTACGGCCTTTGGGATAGGGTTTGGTAGTATCATAATACATGGAAGGAAAGCTCTTCCACATATCCGGGATCACCATGGCTCCGGTATTGGTAGAAAGGATCGTCTTGAGTCCTTCGAGTTGCTCGCTATTGAGCCGGTCATTGAACCGGTTGATCACATCGCCGACCGTCATCCATTCAAACCATCCGAAGTAATCCCCATCGCTCACATAATCGATCTTCGGGGAGGTATGATAGAAGCAGTAAGCAGAGTCCAGTTCCTCCACTTTATATCGATCTTCCATGAGGTCCAGGTGCCAGAACTCCCGGCTATTGCTCAGCATCTCCGTGAACATCCTGGTCTCCTTTTCATCCATATAATTAGCTTCCCGGTCTACATTGTACACATGTTGGGCGAAGTTCTCGGCCACCGAGCGATAGCTTTTGAATTTCATCTCTACCTGGGCGACTTGCTGGGCGAGCTGCATTTCAGATGCAAACTGTTGCTGGATCTTCGGATCCTCTGCGTCCGGTAATATACCCATCCGGGCGAGTGCTATCTGCTTATCCTGCATGACTTTGGCCATCAGGGTTTGCTGCAGCTGATCTTCTTTGTACTGAAGCGCCTCCGATTTGGAAAACTCGTCTACCGCCTTGATGATCACATCATTATTACGCCGCATGAATTCCCCCCGAAGAACTTCCACCAGGTTGGGAATCAGTGGGTAAAACTGCTCCAGCGGAGATTGATGCTCCTCTTGCCGATAGGATTCTGGTAATACGATCCCCACCAGGTCTGCAAAATTGTTGTACTCCGGGGACAGAAGATAATCATTATGGTCCAGGATGCCGGCTGCCAGCCAACGGTTCTTGATCTGCTTTCGGCCATACTTCTTAACATGCTGATAGCCGATGGATTCATGAAAATCGGCGTTCCAGCGGATCCAGCCTTCATCCTTATCTGCTAAAGGGATCATCTGGAAGGGAGAGACATCCAATAGGTTAAGTGGCAAACCATTGGAATTGGTGACAGCTCCTCTTACCAGGTCGATACCGGTAAGGAGTACTTTTTGGGAGGGGGCTTTGGCCATGGGTAGGTTAGGGTTATCCTAGCAAGGAACGCGGCTTTCCTTGGTAAGGTTGATGTAACAAATTAAACCCGAATGTTTTAGCGGGTTGTTTTTTCTGCTCCTGTGCATTTCGGTAAATCTTCTTCTTATAAGAAAGCTCGAAGCACTTAGCGGCCGTCTTGGCCAGTCCGAGCGAGATGCGCCGGTCCGTATTGATGTTTTTATTGTATAGTTTGAGTTCTTCCAGGGTCCAGTAGTCATCAATCATGTCAATGCCTTTGATCGTCTTGACTACATCGCCGATGGAGCCATCCTTATTTTTCTTATGGATACTGTCAAGTTCCGTGGTTAGATCCTCCAGCAGGTTGCTATTGATAACATCATTAGCTTTTCCATCAGAACCCAGATAGATCCCCCACTCGTCTGTTTCATAACCAGTTAGATCGATCTCTTTAAAGAGCGTGAGTTCTTTTCTTTTGAGAATCAGTTTGCTATGGCCCTTTCGGCGCATATGGTTAATGAAGTTGGGTTTGTTCCTTTCACAAGAGGCGTACGCTCGATAGAGCCGGATGAGTAGTTCTCCTTGTTTGTTAGTATCATTGATGTCATCATAACGACCGGTCCAGCAAGCAACGAGTTTCCCTCCTTCATAGCGGATGGTTTTATTCCCTTCTTTATCCGTCTCATGGACTTCGATCATCCGCGAGACGATTGAAACCGAGAAAAGCGAATCGGAGGTAGTGGTGATATTAGCCTCCACGGAGTCCACTCCCGCGAAGAACATTCCCAGCTCTATATCCTTTGGGGGGGCCTGGTAGATGATCGTCACACCGCGCTTGTCCTTTTGCTGGGGATCCACCGGGTACTCCATCTCCGTAGGACGCTCTGCCTCCGGGAGTGACTCCAAGGGAATAAAGACAGGATTACCATCCTTGTCTTCATCCATGATCCCCTTACGCGGCTTTAGTTTACCCTCCTTGATTTGTTCCTGGATGATCTGTTGCCGGCGCTCGATCATTTGTGTCGGAAAATAAGCATCTTCCCGGAAGGAAAATGCCTCCTTGATCGTTTTGGGATTCTGGCTCTTTTTGAGTTGATAGAGCGCCGAAGGGAGCTTCTTCCATTCCTCCTCTGCTTCGGCAAGGGCCCGTAGAGCTTCTTTTACCATAGAATTCCCAAAAGGATCGATGTAGGGTGGCATTCCATATTGAGCAGGGATGAAAAGTCCACAGATCTTGATTACGCCTGTTTCATCATACCATTTGGTAGGAACACCCAGCATTCCATAAATACCGGGATCCTTGATAAATTTCTTGAGTGGTTCACATTCGGTGAGATCACCTACGGAGCCGGCAATCACAAAATCACCTACCAGTTCCAGACCGGACTCGATGGCAGGATTCATATACTCCAGAGTGACATCAGCAGTAGGTGCAATACCCCCTTCCTCGTAGAAAGCAATATAAGTGGGGCCGCCGACGCCATTCTTGGGATCACGCTTCAAGGTCCGGGCTACGATAGTCGACATATTGCCTTTCACATTCCACTTTCCTTTGGATTTCACCTTGATAGCCTGCTGCCAATTCCCAGTCTCCCCGGGTTCGGAACTCCGGTACCAGGGTGTATGCATGTTCAGGAAGTTCCTATATTGATCTAGTATCAGCCAGGAACCTTGTTCGCCCGATACAAATTTATCATCGGAGGCCAGCATCTTGAGTCGCTTATTGCGCTCAAACCAGTAAACATTGATCAGCTTGGCACAATGATAATACGAGCTGAGCATCTGGCGCTTCTTCAATACAGGTGCTCTCTGGTGGACACATTGGGCAATCTTCTCATATAAGGCCATGTGGTATTGCACGTCCCGGACATCACAGAAGGTCTCTTTCATCCCCTTCTCCTTATTGGTGATCGGCAGGAAGTTAATGAGCATATAATAGCACCGGGGCGTATACCAGACTTTGTCCTTATGTTTCCAGATAACCCCCAGCCGACATTTTAATTTCTCGAAATCCCAGAATTCCCGCCAATCCTTCGTGCCCTGGGGAAGTTGGGTATAGCACTTATGTTTGTCATAGTACTGAGCCAATTTGTTCCATTCGAAGACACATTCATCGAAGGCATATTCTCCCGGCTCTTTGAAGATCGACCAGAGGAAATCCGCCAATGCTGGCTGGTCTGGGAAAGTGGTTGAAGACCAGGTCTTGGTCTCAAAATCGAAGGTGGGGATATTTTTAAAGGGTACACGCATGATTTTATAGACCTTCTATCTCATCGTTATCATCTTCGTCGTAAGAAAGTCGGACGCCTCCACGTACTTTCTCGCTCTGCACCTCTTCGAGATGTTCCTTATAGGCTTCTTTAAATGCTTGACTAAGTGCGGGATAGGACTTGGCGGCATTGACGACCTGAGTAAGATTGCCATCCATCCCTGTCGTAAGTTCATTTACTTGCAAGTAACGACCGAGTTTCTCCAGCATCACTTTGAATCCCTTATAAACGGTATAGGTAGCCGTCTCGTGCATCTTGCGGACCACTTCTAAGGCATCTTTAATATCCACCGCGTCCGTATCGATCTCGGGGCAGATCTGCCGGGTAATGACCTCCTGCTTCTCCTCTTCCGGAAGATCGGCGAAGGGGTTATCCTGCCCGTTGAGCGAGCACATATAATGGAGGTAAGCCATGATCTTCCCTGCATTCTCTCCGTACTCCTCCATAATATTCTTGAGGGAGGCTATGGTATAACAATGCTCGGTAGGAGTCACTACTCCTCCGATAATATCAAAGAGACGGATTCTTCCAGCCATTAGATAAAGATTTCAGATTCAATTCGGTCGGCTACTTCCTCAAAGGTACCCAGCTTGTCGGAAAGTTCAGCCTGAATATAGGAGCATTGTTTCGAAGTAACACCCACCTTCCGCTTAGCCTCCGAGAAGCTATCGTTCATAACGTGGACAAGTACGGCGCAGGCACAATATCCCTCGTGTTCGCCGATAGGTCTTCCCTTTTCATCTGTGGGTGGAACAGGTCCTTTCTGAAATTCTCCGGAGCGGAGGGCAAATATCCATCGGGACCGGTTTAAAGACACTTCCTCGGGAGTATATTTCATAGATTGGTTATTTTCTCGATTTCCACCACTCGCGGATACGTTGTACTTCCGAGCGGAGATAAGGAACTTCCATCTTATTAATACGGATGGGATTATCCTCCTCGTCAAAGATGACATGATTCAGGTTGATCTTTCCCACCTTGAGATGTTTGTTGCGTTTCCAGAGCATGTACATATATAAGGAGGTCTGTATACAGTAATGGCTCCAATTGCAATCATCGAGATGACCCACGGGCTGCCGGAGTTTCTCCCTGCCGGTCTTGGCATTGTAAAAGCCCTCCTTGTCGATAGATTCGTTGGTCTTGTGGTCTTCCACGTAGATCGTGTCGTCGATCACATATACCTCATCGGCGGTGCCACAGATACCGGTCTCTTCGTCCCAGACCATATATTCTGTATAGAGCGTATTATTCTCCAGCTTACAATCCGGTTGCTCTATAAAATATCTTTCGGTAGAAGGATCCTGTTCATTGGGAGGGAAGAGCTCCACCGGATTGAACCGGACGATCAATTCGTGATTCCCAAGAGTAATGATACCTGCTTCATTCTTAGTGTTTTGCTGCTCGGCATGGTATTTCTTCCCTCGGTTGATTGCCTTGGTATTCTTCTCCTTCCATTTTGTTTCCACCTCTTCTATCGCCATACTATGGTCCTTGGCATATTTCTTAGCAATCGCCTTCCAATCCTTCGGACGCTGGAGTTCATGAATGACCTTGCTGACAGAGGTATATTGCCGGTCGGCCTCGAAATAGGTATGGTTATCGTCGTAGAATCTCATTAGTCCACGACCTCCGACTTGAACATAAGGGTTTGCCGCACTTCATTGCCCTCCTGAAAGAAAACGTTACGGATAACGGTCCCGGTAGAAGTAGGATGATATTTGAACCGGAAGATACCTTCCCCGCCGGCGAGTATGACCGGTGGTTGTTCGAGCACTTGTGTACAGGAGCTACAACTGGGTTGAGCCTGGATACGGACGTCGATCCGGCCATGGTTACGAATCTTTGCTTCAAAGAACGTGTCTGACCCTAGCTTTACTGTGCCAAGGTCGATAAAAGGTTGGTTTAGTTCGAGCATAGGTGGTTATTTTTCTGTTTGAACTCCTTGGGTATCGCAATAATCTTTCCAGGTTTGAGCATCCATCATCGGCGGGTAGCATGAGCCTTCGCAGGACCGGTCCTCGAAGACCTTCTCGGAAGTGGTACAACCGCATACTTTACATCTGCCCTGCAGGAGGCACTCCGGGGACTTCTCCCGGACCTGGTTCAGCCGGTAGAACACCTGCTGGGTAATGTGCTCCGGGGGCCGCAGGATGTCCAGGTTCGCCGCCAGGGAGCGTAGGTGCCCCTGTAGGTAACCCTTGATGTTCTGGGGTGTTATCTGTGCTGGTTTTGTAAATTTCGAGCGATGGAACAGCAAGTCCCATAGATGCGTAAAACTCATATTGTTTTCGTTTAATCTCTTTTTTGGCATCCAGGAATTCCTCGTAGCGGAGGTAAAGCCGGGTGAGGATCTCCAGTTCGTCCAATTCCTCATTAACGTCCCAGTCCTTGTCCTTTCCTCGCAGATAAGCGATTTGCCAGTTTACCTTGGCGATCTGCTCTTCAAGCAGTTTCTTACGAAGAAACCGCCGGCCGATACCCTGCAGATCCAAAATGACGTCCGGTGGATTGCGCTGGAGATCGGCGAAGGACCGGAAGACGGCATTGCCGATGGAGGTTACCAGATCGGAAGATAAACCGTTTTCGGTTCCTACCGCGTCATATATATCTTTACCTTCAAGCAGCATGGGAGACGTAGAACATTAGACCGATGATTTCGGCATCAATGGGGGGAATATAGTCATGGGAGATATGACAATTGAAGTTACGATGTTTCTTGATCACCCCGTGGTTGACAAACTTGGCCAGGACGTTACGGATGCTCTGTTTGGACTTACGAAATTTCTTCTGTAGGCAATTATCCATAAATACCTGCTGGGTAGCATCATCGATGTACCCTCCTTGTTCATAGAGTTCGCAGAGCACATTCAGTTCACTTTCGTGGAAGGGGATCCCTTTCTCGGTAAGTTTGATGTAGAGGAGCAGACGGAAGACGTCCCGTTTTTCACGGAGCCGGATCTTGTCTTCAATGACGGGGATCATGGGTAGGGTTGGTTTGATATAATATACAAAATTCCCATTAACTCTCCAAATTTATTAATGAGATACACGTACCAGGTTAATAAATATGATAGGTTATTTCGGGAATTGCTCGTATCGATTCTCCAGGATCGTGACCATATTGCGTAATAGGTCAAGTGGCATTCCAGGATCAGCGATCATTGCCGCATTCCACTCCAATTTACGTTCCTCCGGGAACCGATTTATAAAAGGTTCATATACCGATCCGGCTAGAGAGGCAGGAATGGCCAGAACACGTTCGATCAGCGATCGCCGAAAGGATTCCTGTCCTTCCAGGAGTTGAGCGAGTTCCTCGGGAGTGAGTCGGGTAGCGGTAGCGACCTTGGTTTTCTCGGTATAATCGAGGTTGGTAGATTGTCGGGAGATGCCATCCCGACCGGTATAGGTCATATTTTCAAAAGATTGGGACATAGAGATAGAATTTTTTACATAAAATAAAAAGAGGAGGGGAGCAGAATGGCTCCCCTCGGGTGGGTGGGTCTAGGCGGTCGGGGCTTGTTGATCAGGGGTATCGGATTCGGAAGTAGGAGCGGCTTGGGCTACAGCGGCGGGTGTAAGCACTTCATTAATAATGGCTTCTCCCTGGGTTTGATGCTGCTGGATCTGTTGCTGATATTCCTGGTTCTTCTTTGACTGTTCGGCCACCAAACGTTCATATTCAGGGATCAGTTTGGTACCTTCAATGAAGTAGTACATTTTTTCATAGGTAAAGCGGTTCATGTCGGCCAGGAGCTTTTCTTCAGTCAATTGTTTGCGATAGTTTTCGATCGCTTGCTCGTGGATGAGGTCTTCTCTTGTCTTCTTTGCCATAGGTCGGGATTTTACAGAAAGTGAAATTTAAGGGTGTCGGGGGTTAAAAACGGGGATCTATCCTCCCATATAGGAGGTAATGAATTCTTGTGCTTCCTTGTATTCATTTTGCTTGGCTTCTATCTGGTAGGCAGGAATGGTAGCTTTAAATTGACGATAGATGATCTCACCTTTGTGCCATACATAAGTGGAGATCAGTATGTCTGATTGGTAGTTAAAACCTGACACCACTTCCTGCTCGATGATAGGACCGGCGTAACCACGAGCTTTGCGGAAATTCCGCTCTCTCCATACGAATATGAAGACTATGATGGAGAGGCTGGCATAGCCAATCAGCATATCATTCATGGGAGTACCTCCCAATCAAAGGCTAACATATCCCGCTGAGAGGCCAGCCAACCTGGTTGGAGGGTACCATCTGCGCAATACATCGTGATAGAATCCTGGAATACAACGTCTTGGTCCTTTTGGAGAAGGAACACTTTTACCGAGTCCGGTAAGGAGGCAAACTTGGGAATGAAATCCTTGGGGACGGTGTTGCCGACCGTCTTGAAGATGAACATGTTCTTTCCGTTCCATCCTTTGCGAGCTACCTTATCACCTTCCTTGAGATGGACGAGTGCTTCACCAAAGGACATACGGGTGTCTTCCTGGAATGGATGAGTCTGGATGGTTTCAGTCATGATGTGGGTTTTAGGCGCGATTGGCGTTTGAGGACGACCATTCTTTGTAGTTCGTGTCTCCGGATGTACCATCCGTTACCGGACCTGTATTTGTCGCCATAGATACCACAGGAGCTGGGACCGTAGGCCATTCCCAATAGGACTGTCCGGGCAGCGCCTCCGATTTATGATTTACCGAATAGCGAAGTACCTCTCTGGCATCCTGGTTCATAGTGAATACCAGGATATTCGCATGTAGGATACCAAATGATTGGATAACAATAGCGGGAATGAACTCTACTCCATTGGCCCGACAAACTACATCGTTGTCGGCGGGATAATAGTGAACAATACGGCCACAGGTGGGAAGATTTACAGTGTTGGTCATGATCGGTTTGAGGTTTGAAATAAAGCTAAGCATAACTTTTGATACACACAAAGAAAAGATTACATTTGTTCATAAAATTACCCAATCTGTGGAGATTTTTCCCAGGATGGGAAAATGTTAATAACTCATATATGGAGTTTGTTGTATACATTCAATCACTTAATGGTTTCCCTTGGGATGACTGGGCTTGCTCGGCCTACCTGGGATTCAAGAATCGCGGAAGTAAGATCGTTCTCTTCGAACAAATAGAAGAAGTACCCCATCAGCGATGGGTTATCTTGATCGCTTCGGTGGAAAATACCCGGGAATGGCTACTGAAAATGCGGGTCGCCCCTGAAAAGCTGGAGCCTCTGAATATTCCTAGCGAGTTATGGAAGCAGCGGTTTTTGGGCAGGGAAGTTTTCAGGTCTACAATGGGTCAATTAAGAGCTCAGGAAGAATGGATGAGCATTTTTATCAAGCCGGCGAAGGTTAACAAAGCATGGCCGGCCTTTGTGGCCTATGATCGGGATGAATTCGATTTCTGGCTGCACGATTTGAAGGATGATGAACCCGTTTTGTGCTCAGAGCAAGTTGATATTGATACAGAATACCGCTGCTATATCCAGGAAGGAAAACTGGTCGGCATGAAACACTATTTGGGTAATCCTTTAGTCTTCCCGAATGCAGCACTGATATCCGAAATGATCAGCTGCTATAAGAATGCCCCAGCGGCTTATAGTCTGGATATCGGCGTTACGGAGGACTTACGAGAAACAATCCTTATCGAGTGCAACGATGGCTGGTCCCTGGGTAACTATGGATTGAATCCTGATACTTATGTCAGGTTTTTAATGGCTCGCTGGCGGGAACTAATGGGAATCCGCTGACTTTTCCCCGTGGAACACTGATCCAAATGAACTCAGGATCAGATAGATAGTTAAATCATATATAAATTAATCATTATGCTTTTAGGACAAAACAATGAAGTGGATTATCGGCTCTTTAACATTCTGCAACAATTGATCGAGAAGGAAGAAGATAGGAAGCCGGCTGATTGGTCTGAGTATCGGATCGATAAATTGGTCAATAATGCAGGTTATCTCACCAGGGAAGCGCTCCGGGTTAGGGACGAGATACTGAAGGAGAGAGCTACTGATTCAAATAAACCAAAATCGATAGAAGATGACAAGAGCTGAATTCGTATTATCGGCGAGTCAGCGGATATTATCCGAGATTGCCGTCCAGCGACTAACATCACATATGACTAGGAGAGATTTGGCGGAAGAAAGTGTAGAGTTGGCAGAGATGCTCTACGGAGTCCTATCAACCAGAGGTTACTTCCATCTAGCACCTGCACCGGTATCCCTCCCACCGGATGAGGCGCAGAGTCTGAAAGTGGTATAAAAGAAGCCCCTCTTTATTGGAGGGGCTTTTTCTTACTTATTATGCAAGTTTCCGGAAGTACTCCAGCCATTTGCTGGTGATACCCATCCAACCTTCTTGGCGGCGAATACACCACCGTTGGCGATAATCACGGTATCGGCGATGGAAAAGGGATCCGCTGTCTCGTGCTGGATTTTTCGTAATCTTGTACAACTATCCTGGAGAATAGTGACTTGCTCTTGCGCACGATCTCGCTGATGAACAACGATGGTTTCTGAGATGATCAAGCCGAGTAGCAGAAGCGTAAATAGGATAAGTGTAAAGCGAAGTTGTTGGAGATTCATACTGAACATATTAGGCTAGTTTTTACATGTAGTCTTCGAATAAGGTGAGGAGCTTTTCCAGATCCTCAATAGTAGAGATCTGAGAGTTGATAAAACCGGCGAGTTTTAACGGACGAGGCCGAGCGGTAGAAGTACTCCCCCTTAAAGTGATGTTCTTTTTCTCCAGGTGCCAGATATCCATCCCCTGCCACATATCTGCACCACTGATCCGACAAGGACTATATTTAAAGCCGTAGGCGGACAGGACTTCGGGTGTGAGGTTATTTTCCATTACTGGGGGTTTGTCACAAATATAGGAAAATAAGTGACACAAACATTAAAGAAATAGTGTTAATGAGAACTACCCACTTGCCTTGGTCTATGTAAAATTCATGCAAAATCTAAGTATAATGTACAGTATTTCAGTTAGTAATAACTTCCTCTAATACCCAGAAGCATTTTTGCCAAGTAAGGTTCCGAGGCCGTTGATCTAGGGACCTCCATATAAACTGATGTGCGTTCTGGCTCAGTTGTTGAACCTCTGCAATGCTTTCGTATCTGTGAATAAGTTCTCCATTAAGGTTGATTTGCAAAACGGCCTTAGAGTTTGGTCGGAACTGCTTCTTACCGTTGGGAGTTTTCTTTCGGTAAGTTGATACACAGAAAGTGGGATCAGTCAACCGATTCTCAATCCATTCCTCCTTTGAGATTTTTTTGAGATTGGCTGGTGGTCGTGAGCGGAATGACTTCCCTATTGCATTTTGGATTCGTACCCTCCGCAAATCTATGGACTCGGGGTCGCATAATGCGGTGGATGTAAGAATGTTATATCCCTCCGCCCGAGATTTGGTAATATGAATCCACTTATCCTCTATACTTTGTAGAGTTTCTATATCATCGACCACTTCCAGGATGGAATACTCAAAGTTCATCTCTCCATATTTATTCCAGGCATGTTGTAATTTTCTATTACAATGTATATTCTTTCGTAATTGATTGAAATGCTCTACTTTACGCTTGATGGGTCGAAGAGTGCTTCCGACGTAAAGTTTGCCTGTGGCGCGATTGCGAATCTGGTATATGTAGCCTTTCATGATGTAATATACGGAAATGGGTTGAAATGACCAAATATAACTATATAGCATACAATATTGTGTGGGTGTGATACCGTAGCTCTCCAACAAACACCCCCGGTGACCCGCCCCAAGTGCTGGCACCCCCCGGGGTCATTGTATGCTGCCTATCGAATTCTGCCCAGGAAACTTTTGGGGCAAGAAATTCGGCAGATGCTTGATGGTTGAGGGGGCCATATACTTTTAAACTTTAAAACATGTTTTATGGCAAAGATTCTTGCAATCAAGTCCGTTTTTACCAAGGCTGGCAAGCCTAACGTTTTGGTTTCCACTGCTGAGAAGGACATCTGGGTTCCTTATGGCCAGTGGCAGTCCAAGGGTGCGTCCGATAATTTCGATGGGTATGTCGGGGGCAATATCGAGGTTGATTTCTTCGCGAAGGGTGATATCCTGCTCAATGGGCAGGAGTGTACCCAGGACGGGATCATCCTGCGTGATTTTGCTGTGTCGATGAATCCTGCTGTGGTGGCGTATGCTGTTGCGGCTGAGACTGCCCAGCGTGCCTCCAAGCTCAGTGATGCGGCTGCGATCTTCCGCCGTCGTAGGCTGGAGCGTCAGGAGCAGACTCCTGCAGTTGAAGCAGGTGTGGGTGCCGGCGAGGGTGTGAAAGAGCCTGAGCACGAGGAAGCGTAGCACTTTATGAGAGAGGGGGCTTTGCCCCTTCTTTTTAAGGTTTGACTATTTCGGCGATAGCGTAGATATTCCATAATCCTGAAGGAGCACTGGCAATGCATCTACCTATTCGTTGAATACAACATATCGGCGAGGGAGATAGAGTCTTATTCATGATGGAATGATACCACTCTCTCGCCGATTGTTATTAACTTACAAAAATCAAAACTCATGCGTATTATATTATTACTCAGCATCTTAGTTAGTCTTTATAGCTGCACTGACACAAATGATCGTGGACAGAAAGTTGTCCGCGTGAAATGGACCGAGGATAACCGGATCTTCATCCGCACCGTGGATACTGCTCACAGGGTAGGTGATACCTTATACGTTATCGCTACCGGCAGTGAGCTATCCGGAAAGAAGAGCTATGCCGTTATCGTAAACTAACTACCTGATCGGCGAGGGATTAATACTCTCTCGCCGATTGTTACTATATATAATGGTGTCAATGCTGTTAAATTATCTAACGCTGTTAAATACAGACCATGAAACGATGCTTCCTGGGCAGCTGGATCATATGCATCCTGCTATGCGCGGTAACTACCTACATCATTGCCTCCCTTCCCGCTATCTGGACCTATATCATAGGCGGCGCAAGTGGGTTATTCTTATTACTGCTGACCTATCGCGCACGTCCATAAACACAAAAGAACTCATTCACCGGTAAAAATTGCCCATTCACCGGTACATGCGGTTTTGACCCTATGCGGAGACAAACCGAATCGCAGATAGCATAACAGACAGATGGGAAGGATAGCTCATTAGCTATCCAGGGATACCGATACTAGGCACGACACCATTATAATAAGAGCCAGCACACACTGGATTGATCCTCTTATTGTCTGTTATGTTTTATAACTCGTTGATAATGTGTGGATAAGAGGACATGACTGGAGTACTAATGGGAAAGGGAGGAGAGTAGGAAGAGATTCAAAAAGCGATTAAAACATGCAACCATACGGCTGCAAATATATAAAAGGAGGATACTATGCCTTATTATAAAGATATCTTGGGGAGATATGTATGGAATCCCGGGATAACAAGAGAGGAAAGAGAACAGAATGGGAGAATCTTTGGAGATGACGGGCAGCGACTGAGGAACTGTTCTCGCTCTATGTATGATATCGAAAGAGATATGGAAGAGGATAGGAGGCAGGAAAGGAGGGAGAGGACGAGGTATTGGCCAGGGGGTGTTGGCAGACATGTTGACTAATAAAAAGGAGGACTACTATGGGACATAGGGATTGGATACACAACTGGTCTATTCACAGAGTAGCCTCTGTTATAAAGGCTAACAAAGAGTATCTTTATACTGAGTATGAGGGCATTCCTTTCAGCATACACAAGGTAATCCGTCTTATCAATCTCAAGTATCCTTGTGCGCATGCCTACTATACGGGTTATGGTAGTAAGATCATCCGACAGGGGTTGAATCTATTGGTAGATGAGGGAGTACTCAGGGAGAGCTTTCGGCCGGCCAGGAAGACAGATGGCTGGGTAACCGAGACTTTCTATTCATTTAAATCCACCACAGATGGAAATGTATAAGTGAGGATATACCATGTAGCAGGCATATTCTATCACCATCTATAAACTAAAGAGCCTGGCCGCTGGAATGGAGAAGGCCATAAATAACCATTCATACACAATAAAATCCTGTCAATCAATGCATTCATGCTACTGGATGTATGATGATAGGTATCATTTATTAACTATTAAAGCGTTATTATCATGAAACTCGAAACAATTTTGCAGATCCTTTATGCCAACAAGATGGATAATGTCATCTCTTTGGCTGTTCAGATTGACAATGCTATTCCTTTTGAGCTCAACGTAGGGGATGAGATCGGGGTGGAGATGAGCCGAAGTGAGCTGCCGGCCGGTAAGAAGTTTACCGGGAACAATCGGTCTTGGGGTACTATTCCATTGCGCATCCAGGCAGTCAATCGTTATTCGATGGACGCACCTTACCTGGTCCATTTACCGAACGGTAAGACCAAATGGGTAGGGAATAAATCATTACCTTCGGATCCTGTTGAGATCATCGACGAGGAACCAGTCGCCGCAACCGTTATGCCTTAAATACCAACGAGCACACATCATCCTATCGCTGATAGCTATGGTGTGTGCTTATCTACAACAAAAGGAGGACAGTATGCCTATATACAATACGAGTCAATTTAGTAGTAAGATCATAAGCGAGAACAGTCGATTTCTGCACCACGAGATCTTTTTAGGAGAGCAATTGGTAGCGCAGGTGGACGAGGAGGATTACAGAATGACGGCCAGGCTGATCATGGGAGATGGTAACAAGATCGTCTATCGGGGATTCTATGAGAAGCGCGGCCTAGAGGCAATGCCGGAGAGATTTGAACTACTGGACAAGGCGATCGTAGCCATTACCAGGGAACTCAATATCCATCCACATAATCCTATTATCATCCCTCGCAGCTTCGGTCCCGAATCCTATACTACGTACGACGATCTAAAGGAGATCAAGATCGGCGATCAATTGGAGGTTACTTTCGGCAGCGGGTATGGTGTAGAGAGACATCATAAAGGTAGGACTATTATCTACAACGTAAATAATGCGGGGATATCTCTGTGGCGCAGGCAATCGCAACGGCTCGCACTTATCGCCGTTGGCGATCCAACCAATTTCATATTATTGGATGATGCGGACAGATATGAATGCCTCATGATCGATCTATTTCCCATCAATCGCCGACCCTTTCGCGGATGGAAGAATAAGATCGTGACAATCAAATAGAGTGTAAATCAAAACATTATGCAAACAAGCTTGATAGTAGATGGAGATACTAATAGGAGTCCTACCGAGCAGTTGGATACTATGCTCCAGGAAGGGTGGAAGGTAGTAGCGCTAAGTGGCACGGGCATCAGCGCAGGAGGTCATTCGATGCGTACCTATGGCAAATGGCTGGTCATCCTAGAGAAGCCAGATACGGATAATACTAATCAACATCCTCAACTCAAAACTCAATAAACATGAGCGATATATTACTATTTGGCAGCCTGCTCCTATTTGCTATTCTGGTCACCGGAGCAGTCTGTGGCTGGTTATCTTATCAGCAGTCCTATCACGAGGCTACCCGCTACAGGCAGAATATACCTTTAAGCTGGATGGCTCGACTAAGATGGCTCTTCACTATCATCATTTGCCTCCTGGCCGTCCTGGGCTACTTCGCCATTATCCTGAATGCATCCGGTTATACGATGCAGCCGACGAAACCAATACAATACGAACAGGTGCAGGAACCGCTTTATCGCCTCAAAACTCATTAACTTCTTAAATACCAATCATGTATACTGTATATCACTACCTGCTGCAGTACAAAGCAGATGACCATATGATGGAATTGCTGGAGAAAGCTGGCGAGAAGCATGGCTTCAAGCTCAACGGTGCGAGAAGAATGGAGATATCAAAGCCATCGGAAATCCCATATACGTGCTTGCTCCGGCCGGACGGAAATAAGGACATTATTCCGCCCTACACACTTCTTCAGCTCCAATTCGACTTCAATGGCTCTGATAGTATCTCTCATATGATGCAAATGTCCATGCGATTGGGGTTCTCTCTCGCGGTGGCACATCAGCGATGGGAAGACGAATAAGAGTACTGCTGGGCGAATGCAAGTTATTAAAAATCAACTATTATGATCAAGGAAGAAACTATCAACGGGAAGGTGTTCATCGAACAAACTACCTATTTCATCTATAATTCTGAAGAGGATAGACAGAACAGCCTTCCTCTTATCGTTACCGGTATCCAGGAACTCTTTGAGGAGAAGAAGAGAGCCGAATTAAGACCTCCCGAAAGAGAATCCTTCGGCGGATTGCAGGTAGATGTCTAATCCCAAAAATTGCTATCATGGCCATCGAAATACCACTTACGGAGAAAGATTGGAATAGCTTTGCCAAGAAGATCACTCGCGCCGGCGGGAAGATCCGTTCCCGTTATATTGGCGTCTATGCGCACAAACGGGTAGGTCGTAACTGGCATTGGAGTGCGCAGGCCACAGGTGAGGGCAAAAACAACTACCTGGGCTTTTTTCCATTCACAAAAGAAGGAGAAGAAGCTGCCAAGAAAGCCTATGAGGAATACATAGCGGATGTTCCTCGTAAGAAGATCGGTAACATCAACAAAAACAAAATTCGTTAATATTCAAAACATTACAGCATGTTAACCATCGAGCTCAAGAAGAAGCACTTTACTGGCTCCAGTTGGAGCAGCTTTAACTGTCCCATCTACAAAGCACTTCAGGAAAGATATCCCGACTCCCAGAGCATACTTGTCGGGGATTATTTCGCAACGGTTACATATCCTGTGGAGCGGAGGATTACGCGCACAAAAAGGAAACTTCAGGTACCTTACGAGATAGGAGACTACAAAAATGATATAAAGAAATCACGGCAGATCGCCGATAAAGAGCAGGTGATCAGGAAAGTGGTCTTCATCTAAAATTCCTTCTGTATGGACAAAATCGTCGTAACCGGCTGCGGGAATTGTCCTTTCCAGAGCAAAGAGTTCAATTTCTGCGAACATCCGCTATTTCTGGGTGGACTTACCATAGATTGGGACTACTGGAATGATATCCATCAGGCACCGGATTGGTGTCCGCTCAAGAAAGAACGCATTACCATCATGTTTATAACCGAATCATAAATGTCAAAAAGAACAAATCCCACCATAATGGCTATCAGCCTCTTTGCGTCGATTTTATTTTCGGAAGTGGTATGGCAGAGCTTTCAGTCAAGCAAGATCGAGTTACCGTCCATAATTCCAGGCAAGGATGATATTTCTGTTCGCGGATCCCAATTTGATCAGTGGAAGAGATCGGTAGATTCCGCCATGGTTGCAAACCCGCTTGTCGTCAAATACCAATAAAACCGAAGTTATGACTACAAAAGAAATTGCTACAAAAATACTTGAATTGCTCTCCCCTATTCCCGAGGAGCAATGGATCACCGGTGGTTACACTAACCATAGTAGTGGTTGTTGCGCTAAGGGACATCTTTGTCGCCTACTAAGCGATGATCCTTCAGATTATAGTAGGAGAAATTGTGCCAGCCAGCTACATAATGAACTTTGTAGTATACCGCTATCCATGGTAAATGATGGAGGGGATTGGGGGTATCAACAAGCGACCCCCAAAGCCCGGGTTATTGCCTATCTCAACGATATTATTAACCAATAAAAACCATTTGTATGTCAACATCTGCGACGCAGGAATACCCTTCATGGGTTACCGATTGCGATATCGATACCGCACAGATCAAACAGGATATCCAGGATACCGAGCAAGAGATTGCTCAATATCGGCGAGAACTGGAAGCCTACAGCGGGGACAAGCAGAAAAACAGAACAGCCATTTATCTCGCCGAAGGGAATATATCCAGGCGGGAAGGATTCATCAAACAATTACAGGAGATCCTGGCTTACCGGTCTAAATTCTCATCTATTTAAATACTCCGCACCAACATATTATTGGACGGGTGAACAGGGACCAACAGGGAGGGACGGGTAGTAATACCCCGTATCCCTCCTTTCGCTTTTATTCATAACCTATTATTAATCAATTAAAACAGCAGCTATGAGACAGCTTATTTCTTCTTCGCTGCCCACGCCGGTCAAGATACTGGCCGCCATCCTGGGCACAGCAATGATATTTTTTGGATTGACCTATGCAATATGGTACTTTTGTGGCGTGCCGATTCCGTAGGATAAATAAAGTATCGGCGAGAAGTCGTGTATTACTGTGGATGTTACAACGATGGATAGTTAACACCATCCCACGCCAGTAGCATACACATTTCTCGCCGGTACCTCTCTCCTCACTTATTAAAAGATAACCATCATGGACGAAGATATCAGAGAGATCGAAGCACTATTCTCAAGGACAGGAGAACTTCTACCGGATACTACTAAACAGATACTCAAGTTGCTTACGATTAAAGTAGTGACGCTTTCTTCGGAAGTACTTGAATTAAGAAACAGGGTAGCACAATTGGAGTTACCTCGTGTCATCTTTAAATAAACCTCCTATGAAAGAACTCAACGACGGAACGAAGGTACCGGCCCGGTGTTGGTATTACCTACTGGAATTTGGTGATCAGGATAATTGGGATACGCTCAACATTTTGTATAAATGTCGGAAATTGGAAGAGCTGACAAAGTCCCAATTCTATAACTACCTCGCCGTTGCAGTAGCTGCAGACCAGCGGCAATTTGCGTAACAATATTCATAACATATTAAAAATCAATCATTATGGGAGAGATAGCTGATATGATGATAGACGGCACATTAGACTGCTATACGGGTGAATATATTGGCAGAGGTCCGGGCTATCCGAGAACACTGGATAGGAGCCTGCCCTGGGAAAGAGGAAATAAAGGAAGCAACAAGTTCAGCGGCCTGAGCACGCACACCAAAGGTGTATTTCATTACATCGATAAGACGCACCCGACCCAACAGCAGAAGGAGGATCTATTAAAGCAGTATGCTGCCCATATCGATTATACCTTCTCGCCGATAGAACCCTTTAAGAAATTGTGCCAGCATATCCAAAAGGACTGGAACCGGTTTAAAACCTGGTACCAACTGCAAAAAATAGGAAATCCTTAACTATATGAAGAGAATAACAGATGAAGAGTGGGCTCAAATAAAAGATACCCAGAAGGCTGCCAAATTAGGTAGGATAGCTCTGGGAGCAATGCAGCATCCAAATTATGAGGAACTAATTCCTCTTGAGGGCGAATCATTAGTCTCTTTTACGCTAAGATGCGCCGCCCACCTGGTATCCCCTCCTCAGTACGATGGTGAGTCATATGAGGTAGAGTGTACAGATATTGCAGCATCAATTCTGAGTATTGGACCAGAAGTAGAGGAAAAATGGAATAAATACAAGCAATAACTTTTTAAGCTCCTATACACCTTATTGATAGATGAAGCCAATTTGAACCGCCGAGGGCAACCTTGCCACAGTTCTTGGACGGATCAATAAGTGGGATTATCCCTGTATAGGAGCTTATTTTTAGCCAGCATGAATGGCGTACATGCCCTTATCTGGATCAATCAGGTCTCTAAGATTCATATTGGGTAGGTTAAGCCCATTAACTCTTTAAATTAACTTTGTATGAATACGGAAATCCCATATTGGAAAACTGAAGAGTGTAGGATTATCAAAGGAATTTTCCAGGAGGTAGCTCGCAAGAGATTTTATCCTGGGACAGGACAATGGCATCCTGCTTTTTGGAACGATTCTGGCGAAAATGACTGGCTGGCAAAAGCGGATATATTGACACACCCGCTCTATTTTGGAAAGACCAACTACGAGGAAGTAAAACAAGGACTAAAGGATATTCTTAGGCAAATGGACGAAAAGATTGCTGCCTACACGAAACCGCCCTCTATCTATATCAATCTATCGCAGACATGGCCCTGGGACCATCCCGAATAACTCTTTAAAATTCACTTTTTATGTACAAGTATAAATGGTTTGGTCACACGAACAGAAGGTTCGTATTCAGGAAACTCCCACCGTATTGGGTAGATTTGTCAGACCCCTGGGATTGGCATGCTCGAATCTTCTAAAACTATATTACTATGTTTACTTCCTTGGGACTGCCTAGATGGAATGATCAACTTGGGCTATATGAATGTGAAATAACCACCAACAGAGAAACCTCCGTTATTTATGATCTCACAATGGAGGGATTACAGAAACAGAAAATGGATATCATAAGGGAAAATCTACAGATAGGACAGGAACAACTGACGAAATTCCCCTCACTTAAATAAACTCTTTAAATTGACTGTAATAGCAGAGGTTGCTGGAAAACCAGGTAAAAGAAAAGTCCTACTGCGATATCATCGTATAGCCGATAAAATGGCTATATAAATACTGTCAGATCCGGGGGTGGAGTAACAGCCTCAACGATCGTGAGGTCGTCATAGGAGATCCAAAATCAGTTCTACAGTCAGTTTATTCCCTCTGCACTTTCCTACTGAGGTATAACCAATCCTCCTGATCAAAGGTAGAATCCAGTTGATGACTGGTACATTCTTAGTAAGGTAGTGAACTCTAATCAGGTATTCTACGAGCTTGAAACTGCGGCAAACTGAAAGGAATGCGCTACTATTATCCATGCTGGAGTTTCATCACTTAAAACATGGAGGTATTAGTAGAATTGATCAGCTTCTCAAGGGTAGGCTATTGTAAGAACGATGTAAAAGCGCATGGTCCGCAGAAATGCTTGACGACATCAATACATAGTATATTGAAAGCGTGACTTATAATAGAGTGCAGAGGGATATTTTTTCAATTTCTTCACCTGCTAAATATAACAAATGGCTATAAGTGTCATCCAGCCGAATTTTACCCGGGATCAACTGCTAGTAGTGGCTTCTAATGCATATCATCATCCAATGGGTCCGGGGACGGGTACGATGATCTCCTTTCATGGATGGACGTTGAAAGGAGAACTGGATAGATCCATCCGCGAGGCAGCTATGCTAAGCCATGGGAATCATCCACTCATCAATGTTCCAACTACACCGCTCCGGCCTTAACATATAAAAACTTATTTTTTAACCCAAAAACCGTTTCAATATGCGACTCAAACCTGTCGAGAAGGTAATTCAATGGGCGATAATCGGGCTGCTTGCAGCCGCGTTTATCTTCTATTGTTATCACTTCCTTCAAAATCCTGTCAAATTCTCCCTTTGGGACTGGTAGGTGAACTATCTTTACATGACTTATCTATTCATCAAAACTGATAAATCATGAAACAATCACTTATCCTAGTATTCTTACTAAGCACCTTAACGGCTATCAGCCAGCCGGATACGATCTGTATAAAGAACAATGATACGGTAAAACTAGCAGTTGCATTCAAGTGGGGAGAGGGGACAACACAGCATATAGATGTCCCAGCCCAAGGGAGTTCTATTATACGGATTAACCCCGCGCCGACAGAAAGTAAATGTCCCTATTGCGCCTCGCTGATGATTACTTCCACCAGAGGCATCTTTATAGATGATCTTCATACTCTGATGGGTAAGGAGAAGCAAACTTTAGTCATTAGCTGGAAGGCGGATCAGGAAGCCTATAGAATCTACCTGCGCATCTGGCGACCAGAGGATCTAACTTCAACCCGAGGAGATCGGGGAAAGGAGGATTTGCTATGAAAGATGCAGAAAGAGACCAGCTGGTCCAGTGGATACTTTCCATTCAACGTAGTTATGGGGAGCTGATGGTACATAAGTGCTATTTAATATGCGGGGACTACGAGGCAGCGCGTGATTGTGTGCAAGAGACCATTACACGCCTGCTGGTAGGAACTTTTCCTGGATCGCTGGTATCCACACGCAAGCTGATGTGGACCATATGCGTACGTATAGCGATAGGATTGACCTACAGAAAGGAGATAAATGACAGATATGAAGATGTAGCCAGGTATATGCTGCCCGACGAAGAGAAACCCTCGGACTTAGCAGTGGACTATTACCCTATATCCAATCTGGTTCTCAATAGTATAGGCGATCTCCGAGAGGAGGAGCAGATGGCAATAGCCGCCTATGTGTATGGTATACCCATACGCGAAATGGCGCGTATTTGCAATCTGTCTAACGATTCTACACAGTACCACTTACGTGCAGCTTTGAAAAAGTTGCGCAATATCGCACATGGCCGCAAGATGAAAAATGTGGTCAAGTTTAAGGACGATCCTATACTCGATAACGTATACTATTTGCGTGCATGTAAAAAATGGCCGTACAAATCCATCGCTGCTCATCTGGGACTTACCGAGAAGCAAGCCATAGCCAAGTACCACTGGCGTGCCAAGATGATCGCTAAGTACCCACAACATTTCAAACAGCTAAAAACAGCATGATGATAAAGCTCAATAACACCAAGTTATGGGTCGGGGACGATCCAGACTTAATGAAGGCGGTTATAACCATCCTTGAGCAGAATGGGTATCCCGAGCATAAGGAATACAACAGAAGTGTGCAAAGAGAAGCTTGTAGAGGTATACTTATTAGTGGTGGTAGCTGGTATTTCGGTAAAACATTTGATACGTATAATTTGGTCTTTTATAAGGAGATTACTTTATACGATATCCTACCTACGATGACTTCGGAGACTATTCGTAACACCTATATTCAAGTAAGTAGCGAACCCCAAAGCAGGATTGTACAAGAAAAACTATTCGAGCTAGATTGTAAGTGGGCACTGGGAGATAAAACTGTTAGACATACTAACAAAAGGCAGCTCCTCATCAATAGTGAACGCGAAATAACCTATTCGAGTACACCTAAAGATACATGGGTAGGCAGGACTCGTATATTTCTTCACCAATTATTTTTAATAAAAAAACAACAACATGACACTGAAAGAGTTGTTATCTCAGACACCGGACCAACAGGAAGCAGATGCCTTACAGGCCCGCGTCGAACAGGCAGAATTGCAAGCGCGGAGCGACTTGTCCCATACGAGATTCGAGCTAAGCAAGGCAAAGCGCGAATTATCGGCCATCTACTTGAAGGAGCCATTCTCACTTCAGGCAATAATTAATCAGAAGAACAAGATCAAAGAACTGGAGGACGGGTTAAGTCAGGGTGAGGATATAGTAGACGAAATGTTCTCAGCATAAAAGAAGCGTATGACTCCTCTCTCCTGTTCTGAAGAAGTTTCGAAACACGGTATGCCCTAACCGTAATATGGGAAGCGGGGACATGAGAAATGGCGAGGTAAGCTATGTCCAGCCGCTCATGCGAATCGCAGATGTCCGGCACCAGGAGTGATCCGGTACCGGACGCTGAGTAGGCACCTAGTCTGGACAGATTCAGGCAAATGGTGGCTCATACACTCGATGTGCCAGAGAGTACTCCCAAGGGAGCCCGAGGCAGTAGTGTACATATGGGTGAAAGGCCCTTGCCGGATGATGACCGGTCGCGCGTGTAGTACCAGTCCTGGCACGCATGGCTAGAACCTTATCTGCAACATGCCGTAAAGCCGGATGAGCGGACAAAGAAGGCCAGTACCGATTCTGGCGTGAGCTGGGGTCGGTACCGACGTAGTGTACTTGCAACAAATATCGGACGGAGTAAAGTAACCACACTGTAGAGACAAGATCGGCGTCTCTTGTAAGTCGAAAGTGGCCGAGCTACAACAAGTACCGGTGTGCCGGTGACGGCTATCCGGTACCTATCGCCCAAAAGTCCGAGCCTTTGTGCTTATGCGCTTTTAATGCAGCGTGTGTAATAAAGGTGGGAATGACAGGAGGGAGAGGACCAGTTGGACGAACTCTGGTTACAAACAAATATCGTCGAAATACCGCCTCACCTGGCAACAGGTGACAATGTAGCGGGTAGCTGGATATACGGTGACTCTAGTAAGTACCGGTGTGAGAGTGATCTCTATCCGGTACCGAGGACAGCCCTTCCGAGTCTCTAGCGAGATATGGGCATAGTACACGCATGAGAAAGATCGGCTACGTTCTGATAAGACGTAGCCATTACACCGGCAGCCGACCAACAGCGGCTGACCGGTGCTTTTTTAATCACTTCAAAAGATAATAACATGAATTTATATTCAATAGGAGCAAAGATAAACACGACTAATCTAATGAATGAAATAAATGTCGTTATTCTAGCAAGCTCCAGGGAAGCAGCCGAGGCATACTTGAGAAAGAATAATGATATAAAAGCGATTACATATTCCAGAAGATTGAGACACGGAGACTATATAGTAGCATCCACTTTCGTTAATCCCGATGATAATAATTAATCATCTCAAAACCTCTCGCGGATGGAAAACAAATTATTATGCAAGGTTATAATGCTTCCTACGGAAAAAAATAGTCGACTTTTTCTACGAAGAGGGGAGCTAGAGTACGCCGCAATAGGTGCGGAATTAGCACACGAGCCTCCCCAATGGCTAACGCAGCATCTATATCTAGTATCTGATGGATCTGGAAGATTAAAAAAAGACCAATGGGGAATATCTGCATCTCCCGGTGGGTATAATCTATTTAAGTCATCAGGGGATGTAGCACATAATACTCGCGATGCAGATTATTTTAAAGTGGAGGCAACTACAGACAGATCATTAGGCTTACCTCTTATCCCTCAGTGGTTCATTGAAGAGTATATACTGAAGCAAGGGGAGATCGATAAAGTTTATATATCCTTCAAGGAATATTATCAGATTCCTGACTGTTATGATGAACAACAATGGAGAGAGGAAGAGCATTCTACCAAACAGGAATATCTTAAAAGGGATATAATAATCCTTCCTGTAAAGGACAGTTGGAATAGAGAGGAGCATCGTAAAGGTATAATTGAAGGAATTAACTGGTACCGGAACTGGATAAGGCCGGACAAACCATTTAAATTGGATCCTCAAAGTGAAGAATTCAATAACTGGTTCGATAAAAACTACTAACTTTCAACCAATGAGGACAATATTCAAGACTATTAGTGGCAGTCGTGCGTATGGCACCAATTTACCCACCAGCGATACGGATTATAAAGGGATCTATATTCAGCCGACAGACGATATCCTGGGATTCCGATATAAGGAGCAGACAGATATCGGCAAGGACGAAAGTCATTACGAAGTGCGCAGGTTCCTGCAACTCTTGGGGAGTGCCAATCCCAATATGCTGGAAATGCTCTATATGCCGGAGGAGTGTATCGTCCAGCAGGATGATCAGTATTGGAGTATGATTGTCCAGCATCGCGATAAGTTCCTAACCAGGAAGTGTTTACACTCCTTTGGTGGTTATGCCGTACAACAAATCCGCAAAGCCCGGGGGCTGGACAAAAAGATGAACTACGAGAAGGAGCGGGTAGAGCGAAAAACTCCCTTTTATTTCTGTCATGTAGTAGAGGATGGCAAGACTATTCCTTTGGAGAAGTGGTTGCAGGATAACAAGTTAGAAGAGAGGTTCTGTGGACTTGCAGTGCTTGATCATTTCAAGGATGCCTATGCGTTATATTACGATTATGCATCTCAATTCGGAGGTGCCCGTACCCAGATGGATAAACAATACCGAGGTATATGCGTGGATGATAGTAACGGACTAAGACTTAGTAATATCCCGAAAGGAGAACGCCCGTTGGTGATAATGAACTATAGTAAGGATGCTTACACCCAGCATTGCAAGGATTTCAACGAATACCAAACCTGGTTGGAGAACCGCAATACCGATCGATTTATCGATACCCAGGTCCATGGTCAGAAGATCGATGGCAAGAATTTGCTCCATTGTCGCCGATTGCTCGATATGGCTGCCGAAATTGCTACCGAACATCGCGTGATCGTCCGCCGGCCCAACGCAGCAGAACTCCTCAAAATCCGTAAGGGAGAGGTAGATCTGAACGATATCATCAACAAGGCGGAGGAGGATATCAAACGATTGGACGAACTGTTTACCAAAAGTGATCTTCCTGAAGAGGTCGATTTCGATTTTCTTAACGATGTACTCTTAATGCTACGGCGTCATAATATGATAAGAGAAACAATCAATTCTGTAGTTTCTATCACGTAAATCATTTAATAACTTCACAATGAAAAAGGTAATACTCGACAATGATAATCAGACGATCCCTATAGAGCAGGTCAATATTCGAAAAGGGTTAGTGGCTCGCGCCAAGATAGACGGGGAAGTTCTCGGATTCGTAATTTCCAATGCATCATCCTATCGATTGGTCAATGTCGTCGGCCAATACCAACATCCATCTTACTCTAATATACAAACTCTTATCCGCGCACATGCCGGGCTGGATTTCTATCAGATCGATTAAATCATCTATAAACAACAAAAATATGTTTACCCGCTTCAAAAAAGCTATGCAGGATCACTTTGCGCTCCTGCGCGTACAGGGTGGCCACACCCTTTATAAAACAAACGTGGACCCGGACCACCTCTGGCAAGCCTACTTAGGATGGTTCCCGGAGGATATCCGACAGGAATATAACTGCAACTGCTGCAAGTCCTTTATCCGTCATTATGGTGGACTGGTATTTATTATCAATAATCGACTGGTTACTATCTGGGACTTTCCTTGTGAGCCGCCTTTTAAGGAGGTCAGCCGAGTACTCGACGAACTCGTCCGCGAGAGTGTTGTTACTGATATCTTCTTTATCAAAGAAGCAAGATTGGGTACCAATACCAGTACGGAGCGCACGGAGACGCAGATCATACGTTGGGAGCACCTATTCTTCGAGCTACCCAAGAATATGGTCAGCATAGGAGCAGATTCCGTCGAATCGCTGATGGGAAAAGCCCGGGATAACCGCAATGTCTTCGCTCGGGGACTGGCCGAGATTACCCTTGACGCTATCGATATCGTGCTTGACCTGATCGCCCAGAACGCTCTTTATAGAGGAATGGAGTACAAAGGTGTCCTGGAGGGATTCCGGAAGTTAAAGGTCAATTTTGATGGCCTGCGTAATGCGGAACGGGAAAATTACTGCTGGGCGGAGGCTCCCAAGCACGCGGGTTCTGTAGCCCAGATCCGTAATACCGCTATTGGCACCTTGCTGATCGATATCTCGGAAAGGAAAGATTTGGACATCGCGGTCGTTGCTTTCGAACGCATCATGGCTCCTACCAATTACAAACGTCCGACTGCCTTGATTACTCAAAAGATGATCGAGCAAGCGGAGATAACAATCGAAGAATTGGGATTCGGTAATTCACTGGGTCGGCGGTTTGCCACCCTGGATGATCTCACCGTGGATAACCTATTGTTCGTTAACCGGGACATCAAGGGACCGACGGGTATCCTGAGCGATCTTAACGTGCTAGTTGCTGTTAATCCCAAGACACTCAACCGGGTAGATGATATCCCTGTCAGCGAGTTCGTTGGAAAGATCCTCCCCAAGTGCAACAGTGTGGAAGTTCTCTTCGAGAACCGGCACGCCGGTAACTTATTCAGTCTCATTACGGCCAAGGACGCATCCGCCCCCAGCCTGTTCAAATGGAACAATCCTTTTTCCTGGTCCTACAAAGATGCCGTCGCTGATTCCATGAAGGAGCGCGTGAAGGCAGCGGGTGGGCAAGTGGAAGGAGAGTTGCGATTCTCGCTGGAATGGTATAACTTCGATGACCTGGATCTTCATGTGGAAGAACCCGATGGGAATACGATCTGGTTTCGTAATAAGACCTCTCCCAGCGGAGGAAATCTCGATGTTGACATGAACGCAGGAAGTGGGAAGACCCGGGAGGCAGTAGAGAATATCATCTTCCCCACATCTGCGAGGATGAGAGAAGGTATCTATAAGGTGTATGTGGATCAGTACTGCCAGCGGGAGACCATCGATGTAGGATTCTCCATGGAGATCGAATGCCAGGGACAGGTTTTTACCCTGGGATACGACCAGGTAGTGAAGCGGAAGATCCCGGTGGCTGAAGTGGAATATTCCAAACGGAAGGGTATTACCCTCAAGTCCAGCATTGGGCACAGTACCAAGGTCAATACCCGGACGATCTGGGGAATCGATACCAACAAATTCTATAAGGTATCCGTTATTCTCAACTCGCCCAATATGTGGAACGGCCAATTGCATGGGCAGGGAAATGCGCATCTGTTCTTCGTCGTAGATCAGGTCCATAACGACGAGATAGCCCGGGGGTTCTTTAACGAATTCCTGAAGCCTGAGCTGGAGTCTCACAAGCGGGTATTCGAAGCACTCGGGAGCCGCATGCGCGTGGAACCAGCTGATAAACAAGTGAGTGGACTGGGATTCTCTTCCACGCAACACAGTGAAGTGATCTGCAAAGTGGAAGGGCATTTTACCCGGACACTCCGCATCAAATTTTAAACCCTCAAAAGTATATTCATGAACAAGAACATTTTCGAGCTGGCCACGCGCCAGAAGCTCCGTTATCCCTCTACAAAAGGCAACGTGACCACGGAGGATCTATGGGATCTGTCTTTGGAAGCTCTGGATACCATTGCCCGGGCACTCAACAAACAAGTGAAGGAATCTTCCGAAGAATCCTTTATCAAAAAACAAGGTACGGCTGACCGGAAGCTCTCATTGCAGTTGGAAGTAGTGGTCTCCATTATCGAGACCAAGCTGGAGGAGCAGGAAAAACGCAAGGCAGCTGCCGAACGCAAGGTAAAACGTGATCGGTTGATCGAGCTCATCGCCAAAAAAGAGGAAGATCTCCTGGGCCGGAAAAGTGCTACCGCGCTCCGCGCCGAACTGGACAAGCTCGATGAAGAGGAAGAAGAAATGATCGAAGCATAACCTTCTTACATGAGGGACACAAAGGGCCGGTAGGTTTGCGGATTCCTGCCGCGCCCTTATTTTTCAATTCGCAAAACAAACCCCCGTCATGAATAAGAATCCTTTTACGATACTGGGTTTTCTCGCTAGTATCCCATTACTCATCCTGTATAGTACGCTCTCTTATGGCTTTGTTCTTTACAAAACCTATAATTGGTGCATACCTATCATCTTGCCCGACCGGAATTACCCCATCCTCAGTTTGAAAGGAGCCATTGCGCTTAACCTGGTAGCCACCTTATTTACCTATCGTTATAAGCCGGACAAATATGTAGGAGATCAAAAAATCACTACGAAAAAGAGCTACGTTGTGGTTGCTACGGCTTTGCTCATACCTTGGTTTCTACTGCTAATGACCCGACTTGTTATCATTTTCCTGTAACCATCTTTCTTCCTAAAAAACAATTACTTATGACACAGAAAGCCTACCAGCAAGCCGCTGCAGAACTGGCTAAAAAAGCCGATATGGCACGGCAAAAAAGGGAGCAATCCAAAAAGATCGTCTACACCCGGAAAGAGGAGCCGGCTCGGCCACCTTATATACCTTCCCCGGGAGAGCCGGGATTTCGTCATTTCTAACCAGAGATATATGGAACAAAAACCTGACAATGCTCCCTGGGTCCAGACAGAGGACTATATCCCAAGACCGATGAATATCTACGCACCTTCCGGGACACAGGTGCGACCTATCATGAGAGAAGGTCGGATAGCTAACGGATGGAATGCTGATAATGCGCGTGCAAACAGATACTTATCCGACCAAGTATATACCGTAGAGAAGATAGAAGTCCATTCCTCTCACACCCGGGTATATTTGGAAGAGTTATCACCACATATATGGATCAATTCCGTCTGTTTAATAGAGGAGATTGGGAAGCCAAGAAATCCACTGCTGATAATCGCGGAAAAAGCATTCATTCTGGGTTACTTCAATCGCCCCGATCCCCCTGCTTCGTTCGTCGACGACATCGCCGATGGTAAGTTACAGGAAGCATGGGACCGATGCAAACCTGTGCTCTTCCCGGATAAAAAGGAGGAATAAATTCATCTATTTTTGTTTCGTTGTTTTTTGAGCTTTCATAGAATAAGAACTAAAACGGGGAATTGTTTCTACATTTCCCCTATTCTTTTCTATCTTTGGTATCTTTATTCTTAACCACTAAACTCGTCTTACATGAAACGTTGTATTATTGCAGCTATGGTACTGTTATCCGTCAGCTGCATGACCCATCGGCGATCCTTGATGACCTGGAAATATAACACGGCCCGGTACGGTTATCGGAATCCCTGTAGTGATCCCACCTGGAGGCGCTGGAATGAAGCCCAGTGGGATACGATCTTCTCGCTGATCGGCGATGCCCAGCGACAGGCGGATTCCGTTCATCGTGACCGGCTTGCCCGAAGCAGATGGTAATTTCTTTTTCTCAAATCTTTAACAATAAACTAATTATGAAATATCTGTTATTAGCACTCACTTTCCTGGTAGTAGGAGAATTTTCCCGCGCCGCCGATACCTTGACCGTAGACGGAAAGAAATATACGGCGGTCGATACGAGCAAACTGAATTGGAACACCGTTTATGCCGATACTAAGGAAGCGCTCAAAGGCATCGGAGCTGCTTTAAAGGTAGGTTCGGAGCATGTCTATGCCATAGTCGTGAAACAGCAGGTGACCGAAAGTATTATCTATCTTATCACGGATATAATATTACTGTTAATGGCTTATATTTTCTGGCGCTTATTCCTAAAGGACTATCGGAGGTTTTCAATTAGGGAAGATCCGTGGTACACTGACGAGATAGCGGATCATACGACTACGATACTATATCTGTTGTTAGGCTTGGTCTGTATCGCTGGGGCTATTATCGTATTGCTAGGAACCCTGCGATCCATTGTTATTGGCTTTACCAACCCGGAGTATGGCGCATTAAAGGACATTATGGAAATGATCCATCCGGCTCCAAAACAGTAAACGAATTGCCCAACAGGCAATTACGGCACGCCCCAGCGAAAAGTAAAAAGTAGCCGGGAGTTCTTTAAGCCGCAGCCGGATACGTGTAAGTCCGGCAATTCTTAAAAACTAATAGAATATTATGGCGGAACAATTTATAATCGGCGATACGGTCAAATGCATTAACGTATTGCCGCTACCTTCCAAGGACGAGCGACATGAACAGAAGATCGCTCCTCCTTTGGAACTAGGCAAGGAATATCCGGTGAAGGCTATCATCCACGATAGTAAGGGAAATCCTCATTTGGATGTAGGGCTCGCCAGTATGTACAACTACATTACCAGCTACGAGACAGGAGAGGA